AGGATCGAATAAAGCAGAATCGTTGCAATAAGCATCTACGTCACCAAACAACTTGTCTAAAATTTGGAACTCTCTTTCTGAGTCGAAAAGTTTTTCCTTTTTAAATAGTTGTAAGAATTGTTGTTCAAATTCATCTGCACTAATACGACCTGCAATAAAGTCTTCTAGTAGGTCAATATACTTAGTCATATCTAGTTTTCCTCTCTTTACTACTATCAAACCTTGGAAAATACACTCTAACTTCTCATTGATATAGTCAATCATGTAATCTGGAATGACCATTTGATTCTTCCCAGTATGAATGTTCTCTTCTCTATAGTCTATACCTCTGAGTTTATAATTCTCTTCACAAATTTTGATATACTCATTGATAATCCCAGTAAACTCAAGAAATGGATGACATTGAGTATTAGCTGCTAGTCTATAAAATGTATTGCTAGCTTCCTTCATTAATTCGAGAGATTGTTCAGGAGTGAGAGTAGTCAAGTATTCTTTGTTAGTTGTCTTCATTATTTTTTCCTCTTGGTTTTCATTACCTAAATAAGTAAATTGTTCAGTATTGCCGTATACCCAAGGACTTCTTATTCCTTCATAATATACTTTAGTTCTAAAACTTAATCTTTCAACATTTTTCACTGTAAGAACACTTTTGTCATAAGGAGGATTCACAACATCTCCAACTTCTAACTCATCAACTGTTTTTGTAATCATTTTTACAGTCCATCAATAATCTCTACACTAGAATATCTTAAATGTCTTTTCATAGATTTATTAAGTCTTCTCCCTACAAAATCCACTCTTAGATAAAGTTGTTTTTTATTACTGAGAAATAACTCCTTATCTGTAACAGCTAAATCAGGTAGAGAGTTAACCCAGATTCTAAATCTTCTCTTTAATTTGATAGATCTCTTAGACTTTGTATAACATTTGTATCCTTGACTTTTTCCATAATAAGTTCCATCTGAGTTTCTCCATATTTCTAACATCCAACCTTTATATTCGTAGTCACCCTGATAACCAAACTCTCTATCGGAGAAAGTAACTTTTGGCATCGTTTTAAGTATTCAGGTAACTAAAACCTCCTAAAAACATAATAGATTTAAATGATAAAGTTCTAGTAATTAGATCTACTAATTTTTTCCTTACTTGCTCAACTTCTTCTTCAGAGTAATTTTCACTAAGTCTGCCATAATCTAATACATAAAGACCAAATTTCCATTCTATCCAACCTTCTGCATCAATCTCTACATTGAAAATACCTTCTAGTTGTTCTTTAAATTCCCAAAGAACTTTAGCTAAGATATTTATTTCTTCTCTAGATAAACGAGTATGATCCGTAGATACTTCAATTTCAGTACCTGTCTCATTTAATTTAATTCCAATATCGTATGTCATCATAATTTCTTCCTTCCTTTGATTACTTGATTAAGTAGTTTAACGTCATTTTGGACAGAGAGACTAGATACTATTTCTTCTCGTCGTAACGGTCATTCATTATTTTTGTACTCAATTTGTTATTATTTTTAGTTCTTATTACAATACCTTCTATCACCCAGTTCTCAGTTTGTTTATAATTCTCAAATATCTCATTAGCTTTTGAGATTAATTCATCATAATTAGAAGCACTAATAGGTAGAGGAACTAGATAATCAATTCCTACATCTTTACAAATACTAACTACTTCATCTGGCAACAATCTAACTGCTCCACCAGTATCTAAATCATCAATACCAAATATCTTAATAGACGGCTTCATACTAGCGTGAGGATTTAATTTGTTACCTGAGCCTTTAGTAACTTCTAATCCATACATCTCACCTCTAAACGCTAATTGTCTATTATTTTCTTGACAATACTTCATTCCACGTTCATATAAACCAGTTGAACGAGATAATCTAACCCATCTATCATCGTTGTTTGGGTCATCTATGTCTTTCTTCTCTAAAAGCCTACTGCAAATACCTGTAATTAATTCACCTTCACTCTTCCTAAAATATTGAGTAAAAGACGATCCATCTATCTTTAAGGTATAAACTAACTCTTCTCCAGCTTCCAATAAACGATTGATGTAAGATTTTATGTTAGCTGCATTTTCCTCATTTGTTTTATATAGGAAACCAGGAAGATTACCTTTAACTCTCCCATTACCAAATCGTTCAGGTTCTTCATATTTCGTAATACCTAAGAATTCAGCTAAGTCTATAATACTGTCATAGTATACAACTTCATTCCTAGAGACTTCTTCAAAAGGCAGCAAAATTCCATTTGAATAGATAACGTCACAACTATCTTCTTTAGTAAAGTTAAATTTAATCGCTTTAATTCTGTTATTCTTCCCTAACTTAGATTTCTTAGGATCACCATTTGGAGCAATGAAACTAGAGAATAGTTCAGTATCAGGTACACAATAATCAGGTTGAACGTAGGCCGCTCTCTCCCCTATCTGGTATAAATCTTTCTGAGATACAATATTAAATCCACATTCATTGGTATAATCACTCTCTTCGGGATTAAAGAAAGAGAAGTTAATAAGCTCAATGTTAGTAGCGGGTTCTCCTGTACCTTTTTTGAATAAAGGACTTTTTGTAGTGATTTTAACGATTTCTACTGGGTTAGTCATAGTTCTTAGTTAGTGTTTTTTATAATAAATAAGCTTTTACAGAGTTAATTAACTGTTCAACACTTAAAGATTGAAGTAGATTATTAGCAGATTCTACCCCTCTTTCTCCTGCGTATTCTAATTTTCTTGCACTATGATATGGATTTTCTTTCTTTAACATAGAGACTGTATTAACTGGTCTTTCTAAGTAAATATCTCTACTCTCATCTTCAAAAGCTCCAATATACTCCCCATCATCATTATAAATAGAGATAGAAGTTATATATTCATTAGTCTCTACTACAAAAGAGTAAGCTGTATCATCTACTACTACACTTCTTCTCATACAGGATAACTCCTATTTAATATATCTCTTAGATTTTCTATCTTTTGAATTATCTCTGGAGTAAAATGAATCTTCTTACACTTCTCACATACAAAACCAGGAATTTTAAAGTTTCTACTCTTTATTTTCTTTAATACTAATTTTTGTAGTAATGTACCTCCACAAGTAGAACATGAAATCATATAGTAATCTTTCTTAGTATCAAATTAATACAATTCTCAATCTTTTCTATATTATTTAAAACAGTATATAGAAACGAACTATTTAAAGCTTCTTCTCCACCACAGCTATCAATCGCAAATTCCCATGCTAAATGAATTATCTCTAAGTGAAATCCTCTAGATAATAAATCATCATAGAAAAGAGTCTTAACTTCTGCTACTAACACTACTTTCTCAGTAAGAGGAGTAGGTTCTTCTATTTCTTTATCATAGATTCCCCACTCAATAAGTTCCCTTACTTCATTTAACTTACTCATTATCTTCATCTCCTATAAGAAAATTATCTACTGAAGAAACTGTACTACTTATATTATCTACAAACTCTTGATGTATTTCTTCTCCTATATCCTCAACCTCATAAATATCTTCTAGATTAGTTTCTTCTACTTTCACTACTTCTATTAACTTTGAGTTTATTAGAGAGATTTCTACTGGAAGTTCTATATACCAGATATTTAATCTTCCACCATATATACTCTTAAAGTCTCCTTTATCACTAGAAATTATTGAGTATATAAGAGGTAACTCTATCTCCGTATCATCAAAAGAATCTAAGTTTATTGATATAGAAAACTTATCATCTTGTAAACTTCCATAGATAGGAAAATCTTCTAGATAATCTATTACTTGTTTATCTAATGTCTCAACTTCTCTTAGAGGTAATTCTAGTGTATATAGCTTACCTATCTCAACTTCTCTTTTTTCTCCTCTTTTTAACTTAACTTTAGGTTTCTCTTTATCTTTTACAATAGTATCTTCAAAATGTATGAGAACTTTATCTTCTTGTATAGCCAATCTAATAAGAGCTTTTTTCGAGCAGAGAACTCTTAGATAAGCAATAAATGATAGAGGTAATTCTTTTAGTAAGTTTTCACTCTGATAATCCATCTCTAAAGTGAGACGTAATAGAGAAGAATCTAATATATAGTAAATTGTACATAAACTATCTTTAGTCTCTATCAATACTGACTTAATAGTTTTTTGTATTCCTATATCTTCTAGAATGAAGAAGTCTTTGTAATCTTTAGGGGTAGATATAGTGAAAATATTATCTTCATCACTTTCACTATATTCGTAAACTAATCCACCTAACGTTTCTCTCTTCTTTTCTATTTGCTCTAATACACTGGCCATAAATTAATACCTTATTTACTCTTTAACACCAATTAATTTCCAACCTCGATGTGTTTTTTGTTTACCTGCAACTAAAATAGATACTCCTACACGAGTTAAATTAAACCTCGTTACAAACTCTTGTTGTAGAAGAGTAAATGTACCGTATTTTTCATGGGTAAGAGTCACTAATTTGCCTCTCTTATTTCTGTTAATCAAATTATCTCTATTTTTACCTAATACCCACCCGTTTAAATGTTTTCTCTTACCACTAATTAGGTCACGTATACGGTCTAATTCTGGGTACAACATTTTTAATTGAAGACGAGTGCCTTTAACTTCCCCGTATTTAAGATTATACAAGGTTATAATTTCAGGATTATATGCTAGATTATTTACACCTTCAATACCTCCTCCTTTACTTGTATTGTATCCTTTATCAATATTGCAAGTATCTAAATCAGCAATAAAAAATCTTTCGTATTCGTCTACTTTGTCACAATCTACTTCTGCTAATATAGTCCACTCCCATGAATCTCTAGGATAGTATTTGAGCGCATTAGCAAAATGATGTGTGTACTTTATAGTATGACGAAAATGATCTTTCATTCTGTTTTCTAAAGACCTAGAAGTTTTACCTATGTACTTCTTACCACTAATTAAATTTTCTGCACAGTAAATAATAGCTTTAGATTTATTAGTGATAAGAGACATATTAAACTCCTTACTTAATTACAAAAATTTAGCTAACTGATTTACTAATCTATCTTTGTCATATCTCTCTTGAGTTCCATTAAAGATAATACCGTCAGAATTTGGTTTGAGATAGCTTTCGTAATAAGACTCTGATTCTTCACTAGAACTTTTATCTGCTAAATCACTTTCTATGTACAAAGATTTATAATCTACTTCATAGCCCGGGATTCCTTTATGTTCTACTTCACATTGAGTCTTACTACATCTTCCTAGCTTACGAAAATATAGGGCTTGATACGGAAATCTCAAGTCTGATACGAGGAATTTAGTAGTACCTGTAATTTCTAGTTCTTGTAAAATCTGGTTATAAACTACCTCACAAAGACAATTCACTCCATATATATCTTTTATTTTTGCGCTAGTAGCAATAAGTTCAGGTCTAGCAATTTCTTTGTACTTTCTCTGCTCTAATTGTTCTAAAGTTGTTCCATGTATCTGACAATATATATACTTAATTAATCCCATTAACTTCAAATGTTTATAACCAAACTGTTCTTTAGCTATTTCAGCAATAAAATCTTTCCCCGAACCAATTGGAGCAGATAAACTAATAATCGTTACTTCTTTCATACTCTTATTCTCTTTTTATGTAAAGCAGCTTTTAATATTTCGATATCTGATTCATAATTTGGGTGGCTAGCTGTTAAAAAGAAGTTCATACAATCGCAATATATTCTAGTTCCTTTATAAGGAGGAGAAATATTAAACTTAACTGCTTTTATAGCTAAAACGTGTATTAAATGCTTAGATAATACAATAAATAACTCATTATCTTCCGTAGAGTTGTCAATATACTTATCTCTTAAAAGTTTAGAAAGACCTTCTTCCATTTAAATCTTCAAATAGAAACACTCCACCAATAAAGATAGAGTGCTTCCAACTAATTAATTATCTACTTTCCATCCAAGATAAGTTTGTAACTTACCTAAAAGTAAAAGTGAAAGTCCTTGTCTAGTCCCACCGTAGCTATTTAGGAACTCTCTTCTAGTTAAAGAATATCTTCCATGTTCAGGATGAAAAATATTGTATTTCTCTTCTGTAGTTGGTTTATAATCCTTATTACTAGCTAACCTCCAACCATCAACAATTTTCTCACCCCCATTACCTATACTTTGCGCTCTTTTACAACTGTATCCCTTAGTCTTTAGATACTTCTCCCATAGTTCTCTACAAGTACATTCAACTTCTCCTATATTTGGATGGTAGAATTTATGTATCTTAGGAACTGTACCATTTTTAGGAGCAGGAACATCTTTATTCTTTGCTAATCTCCACCCATGAAGACTAAAATGACGTTCTTTTCCTTTACCAGTAAGTAGAGATATTAGATTTGTACCTAACTCAGGATAAATCGCACTTAACTCTTTCTTAGTGCCGGAAACTAAACCATGTTCGGGATGATAGAGTTCGTAAATTGTGTCTCTTGAGTTATACATTGTAATCTCCCTAGAACTAAGTGAACAACTATTTAATCTTTACAATTCATCTAGAATATTAGACTTTAAATCACAAGTAAAAGGATAAAAGATAATCTCTTCTGTTTGATTATCATCACTAACACTTAACTTATGAATCCATGGAAGCCCTTTATCTTTATCTATTCCTCTAGTTTTTCGCTCTATTACTGCTCGAGTAGGAATAAAGCTCCTTGTATTTACTTCATAATTAGTTCTTACCCATTTCCAAAATTTAAAGAAATACTCATCTATCTTAATATTGAAAGTATCTGACCAAGGTTTACCTCCTACCTCAATTGGAGTATAGGAAATAAGATTTAAATTAAAATATTTCCTTTTACTTCCAAATAGGAAATCTACATATAAAGTATTATCCATATTAATTAATAATCTTCATAAACTACTGTATTATGTGATGTAAATCCTACAAACCTACTTAAATCTATTAAATGTTCTTGTACAGCTTCTCTTATAAAAGCTAAATCCATATCTTCCCAAACATTAAACTCTTTTTTATCTGCTATTCTTTCATTTTCTTTCACTGGCATTTGCTCTCCTATCTCCTTTGCTTCTTCATTAGTAAGAGCTATACCTGCAAAATTATAATCTAAATCTGTAACTAAATAGACATTAGTAGAATCTATCCATTCTTTGTTCTCATCTAATATTCCGATTAGTAAGATTCGATAATAACCTTCTTCATCTTCTCTTCTTACTTTTTTGTTACCTATTATTTTATAGTCTTTGTATAACTCAGTTGTAAAATCTACGTAAATAGTAGGAATATTAAGAACTAATTCATCTACTCTTTTTTCATAAGTAGAGAAATCAAATATCTCTTCTTCATTATCATTTTCCTCTAATAAATATCTAAAATCTTCTATATCTAAGTTACTCTTAGCAAACTCTAAGATATCTTCTTCACTATACTCACCACAAATAGATATAACATCTAACTCTATTTCTTGTCCTGTACTTTCTTCATAACATATTAGATAATCATAAATTAACTCTAAGGCTTCTCTAGAGAAATTATCTTCTCTATTATGATCTATAAAAGCTTGAACAAAATCGTTATAATATACAGTTTTTTTCATATACTAGCCACTAAAATATTGAGTAACTACAATAGTTTCCTTCTCATATAAGATACGAACTATTTCTTCATCACCATCATCTCCATATACATCCCAAAGTAATTGATTTATATCTTCTGCACTATAATCTGTTTTATTTATCTCGTTTATGTAATAAACAAACTTTTCAAATGTCCACTCTTCAAATTCTTCACAAAGATCTTCAATACAACAATAACCAGAATTAGATTCTAACTCATCAAATATTGCTTCTATAGCTTCTCTAGTGAACTTATTTGGGTATTTTTCTTGAACTTCTACAATAAAACTGTCTAAATCCCAAACATTTCTAACTAATCTATTTAACATTTTCAAACTCTTAAAATAAATATAATCTCCCTACTCAAATCTAGAATAGAGAGATATGAATACTACTCGAAAACTACTTTACAACCAGGTAACTTACCTTGAAGAGCTAGCACTTCATTTGGCTCTACCGGATTTCCACTAAGATTTAAATGTACAAGATTAGTTAATGATTCTAATGGTTTAAGATTAGTTATTTGATTTTCTCTTAGACCTAATCTCCTAAGAGCTTGCATTTGAGATAAAAGAGAAACATCAGATATTAGATTCTCTCCTAAATACAACTCTTCTAACTTAAGATTTTCTAAACCATCTAAAAACTTGATATTATTGTCTATTAAATTCAAATGTCTTAAATTCAATAACTTAGATAATGGAGCAACATTAGAGATTCTATTACCAAATAATACTAGAGTTTTTATATTATCCAGTGATTCTAATGGCTCAAGAGAAGAGATATCTGACTCTTGTAGACATACTTTTCCTTCCTCTACGTTTCTCCAATACCAATCAGTGTCTTCTGGAATAGTTACGCCTGAACGTTGCCTCATTACATTAAGAGTTAACTTAATTTCAGAGTCTAAAGTATCTATGTTCTGTAACTGTTCAATTAATGTCATAATCTTACTTATTATTTTCTAGTCTTTTGTCTATTTCTTGTAACATTTCTGCAAAAAGCTTTTGGTCTCTTTTTACATCTTCAATATAGTCCGAAAAGTAATACTCTACGTCTTTTTTATCTACCTCATTAACAATAGAAGTTTGTATTATTACTTCATATATTTTTAAATTTTGATACAGGTAGAAGTCTGCTGGATTTACAAATTTCTTACCTTCTAGAAGTGAAAGAGTGCTAGTATCTTCTACTAATGCAAAAAGAAAAACATGGCCACTATTAATTTTATCTACACAAATAGCTAGATAAACCTCACCTCTTTCATTTTTACAACTAAATAGAATAGGAATGTCATAATAATCGTAAATCTCTAGATATTCTAATTTACCAAGAATAGTTCCTTCACTAGGTAACATTTATATCTCCTAAAATATATAAAGGATTAGTTTCATCAGCTTGATTATTTATCCATTCTAGTTTTTGTACTAGAGACAACACATCATTCAGTTGATTAGTATGATATTGTTTTGCTTTATCATCTAATTGTCTTTCTTTGTCTTCTTCATTGAGCATTGAATCTAACTTATACTTTAAATCTCTAAAGTAATAATAAAGGCTTGCATTTAACTTATCAAACTCCTCTTCACTAAATTGAACTGTATAAAGCAACTCTTCATTTTGTTTCATACTTAAATCCTAGACTTAGATACTTCTGGGCAGTAGCAAATCCACTATTACTACTCATCTTCACGTCTGAAACATAAAACCTAGCTTGTTTATAATTCTTCCATTGATTATCTTCATAAACTTCTAAAAATAAAGATTCATCCGACTTTCGTGTCCATCTAAGTAATTTCATATTATTTTTTTTAAATCCGAATAGTGACAGGTAGAACAATACTCATAATATCCTCTCAGAGGGGTCTATTTGTTCGTTTAAGACACCTTAAATCTAAAAAAGGTGTGAGTAATTAAGATGCCTTAAATCGCGAAATTAGGGCTTACTATTCCTTTCTAGTTCGGCTAATCCCGCTGCAATGTTTTTTATTGCAAACACATCAGCCTCTTGTCTTGAGAGTTTTGTACAGTTTATTAAATCGTGAAGTAGATGAAATACTGCTGCATGACTAATAGGATAAGTGACTCCGAAAAGTAAAAAAGCTATACTCTTATGAAGATGTGAACCTTGTAAAGTCTCGTTCCATATTATCTCAGCTAATTGTAAAGTAAGTAAATCTTTAGACTTCACCTCTTGTATAAAAGAATCAAGTTCTTCAATTGGAGCTAAATTAAAACTATACATCTCACTCTCCTAATAAGAAAAATAGTTCAGCTAAAGTTCTCTCTTCATTTACTCGTTTAGATGAGTTTTTGTATTCCAAGAAAGTATTAGCTTCATCCATACTTAGAGCTTTTAATTCATGCTGAAGGAACAATCTTCCCGGTCTAATTAATGCAGAATCTAAGTTAGAAATATGAGTGTTGAAAGTTGCTAATAATCCACAATTGTAGATTTCAGCTAAGATACCATCAGTGAGATTTAAGAGATTAGCAGTAGCAGCACTTCGAGTACCTGCGTCCACTAATATGTTCTCTGCATCTTCCGCAATTATTATCTTTTCAGTGTGTTGCAATAGAAACTTAGTAAAATCAGGTGTTCCTAATAATTTGATATTTTCTGGAGAGAAGTATAGTAATCTATCATTCTTCTGAGCTATTAACTGCTTGAGAAGTGTAGATTTACCAGTGCCAGGTTCTCCATGAAGAAGAACTAACTTCCTGTGAGCTTCTAAGAATTCTTGTAACTTATCATACACATCTAAGAAACTCTTGCCATAATGAATAGTAAGTTCTTCTCTAGATAATTGTTGAAATGCAAACTTCCTTCTGATTGTATCTAGCTCTCCTTGATTAAGGATTACTAACTCAATCATTGGTTCCATAATCTTCTTAGGAACACGAACGTAATGTTTCTTAGATAACTTAATTGCTCTATCTATTAGATTTAAGTTACTCTCCGTATTTGAGAAATGTAATACAAAAACGATAGATCTACCTTCTACAAACTTAACTACTAGAATTTCTTTCTTCTTATCTAAGTAAATAGTTTTATCTATATCTCTTAAATTTCTAGGTGAGTGTCCAAAATCTTTAATCAATATCTCCAAATCTAGAAGAGGAAATAAGTTCTTCTCAAATCCTTTAGTCAATCGTTGAAATACTGCTCTAGATGGATATTTACCAAATTGATCTATATATAAAGCTACGTTTTCTCTATCATCGTCATAGATATTGCTAGCGTAATCTTGATATATGAGAGAAGAATTAGTCATGATTTGAGACTCCATTAAATTTACTAGATTAACTTAGATAAACGATTACGAGAAATTTCTATCTCTACTAATTCTTTTACTTCTGGAAATACTTCACAATAAGCTCTTACACTACAAGCTATAAGAAACAAATCAATGATACTATCTCCTATTCTTGGAGGATCTGGTATAGAAGCTATTTTTACTCGTAGCTCTTTATCATATTTATCTCTATCTATTAGAGAATTTAATAATGCAGTATACGCTTTGACTATATCTTTGTCTTCACTACTCTCTAAAATATTCATGATTCTTCTTTTACTTCTATAGTGTTCTGAGCAGTTAATCTACTATAAGTATGTTCTAATTTAGTTAGATGCTCAATTGGAATTACTCCAAGATAAGTAGTTATGAGACAATCTACTAATTCATCTACAGTTAAATCAAAAGTAGAAGCTATTATCTGCAATCGATTTAAATTAGACTTACTAATCATGTATTACTCCCAAATAAAGTTAATTTCTTCTTCTGCAATATCGAATTGTTGTGCAAAAGCTAGAATCGCATCTTTGCTAGTATTATTTTCAAATCTTCCTACAAACTCACTATCTTTATCTTTTCTATAAAGAGCTACAGAAATCCAGTGAGGGTAAGGAGTATTAAAGTAAGGAAATACGTTGAAACGTTTCTTTTCACTTTCAGAATCTTGAAAAATATCGTCTACTAATTCGACCCACTCAGTCATTTCTCTTTCAATTTCACATTCTACTGATTTATTACACACTGCCTCAATTCGGTCATAAAGTGTTTTAGGAATTTGAATGTTAATCATTTCATTATCTAGATCTTTCTCTACATACCCCAAGTATTTCTCTGCTGCATCACACAAGACTGCTTCTGTAGTCCAACCTTTTTCTTGAGCAACTTTCTCTCCTATATTCCAGAGTTTTTGAGGTACATCGAAGTTAACTAGCTTTTTCCATTGAATTGTCATAGTATTCCCTTCTGCTTTGTCAATAAAAACTAACTTAGATTCATCTACATCATAGTATTTCTTTAAATGTCGAATTAAATCTTCTTTTCCTCCCCAAATACCTTCATAGTGTCCTAAACAATCATGATTGTAATCTTCTGGATTAATAGCTTCTACTAAATACCAGTCAAAAGGTTCTAGTGACTTATTTCCTTTAGAGTCATACTCATAATCGCTATAAGTTGTTACTTTGAATCTAGACATTATTTGCTCCTTAGCTATGCTTACTATTGATTCAGGTTCAGATAAAATACCGAGCAGTAACTCACTTGCTTGACCTTCAATTTTTATCATATTTCTAAGGGAGTAGTTTTAAACCCCCCATTACTTAAATTCAAATATTACTAATTGCTACTCCACCTGACTGTCTTGCTATTTTTAATAAATGGTCATTAGTTCCACCTACAATAATAGTGTTCAATCTAATACAACCTAAATGTTCGAGTTTTAATGAAGTAGTATTGTCACATCCATCAGTAACTACTAACAACTCTGGTTTAGTTAGATTAAGATTATTCTCTAACTTCTTATTGATTCGCTTAATAGCTTCTTTTGTACAATGGGCTATTGCAGTGCTTCCCTCATCAAAGTTTTCATATTTAATTTTACTCATTAGATTCCTTACTTCGGATAAAGAATCGGAAGATGCAGTATATTCCTTACCTAACTCATCATGAAAGAAAGAAAAACTTACTTCTGCTTCTCCTTCTAAGACTGCTTTGAGTCTATTCATTAACACTCCACCAGCTTTGAGGAAGTTATTACCAGAGTGCATTGAACTTGAACAATCAATTAAAAGATAAAGTAACATTCTCTTCTCTTGTTTAGAACATCTTTCTCTAATAGTTGATGTTCCAGATATAATTCTGTAATTGAGATAGTTTCGATTATATATAAGCTCTTCAGGATTTAATCTATCTATCTCACTAAAATCATTAATCGGACGATATCTAACTTCACTTCCATTTGGGTCAGGAGTTAATCTTACCTGTTTTCCAGTCCTTAACTTAACTAATTTATCTAGATTTCTCTTAATTTGCAACATTACTTCTTTACCATTAAGCATATCTTCTGCCATTGATAGCTGGCTCTTATCACCTAGAGGCCCAGTAAACTCTAATAATTGCTTTTCGTGATAATCTAAGTTTGATATAGCTTCAAATGTCTTATTGAGTCTATCCGCTAATTTCTCCTGATTTTGATTGAAGATTGGTAGAATTTCCTCATCATCACCTTGTCTATTACTTGACTCTCCTCCTTCTTGAGTAGATAAGATTTTTACTAAAGATAGCGACTTTTCTAACGGAGAAACACCTGGAACATTACTAATATCAAGACTACGAACAAAGTTCTGTATATTTCGATGATAGTTAACTTCTTTAATAGCTGCTAACTCTCTAGCTTTAAATTTATCTTTTACATAATTATCATTAGAATCTCTTAGATACTCTCTTCCTTTATATATATATCTTCCATTACTATGAGTAGTTAAACACTTATCTAGGTAATTGCCTCTCCTCAAATTATCTACTATCTGATGTTCCGGAATAAATGAACCACCAGCTTGTATATTACATAAGTCCTCTACTAAATCTTTCGAGAAGGCTTTCAAACCTATTCTCTCAGCCATTTCTTGAATATCCCTTTGACTAGGAGGAAGATAATTGCTTGGAGGATTTGTTCTAGGTGTAGTCATTTCTCTATTTTCCTTAATATTAATTGAGTCTTAGCTCTGATAATTAGTAGTTACCAGAGCCGATTCTTAGCTATTTCACATATCCTTTTGCAGATTTCAAAGCTTTATCAGAAAGCTCGATAACCTCATTTTGAAGATTATTTCTTTGTTCTGTTAATTGGTCAGGAACTCTAATATTAGAAACTTTCTCATTAATGTTGTCTAACTTTGCGGATAGATTTAATAGCATTGTACCTTTCTGAGAAGAAGGAATCTTTGAATTCCCATTATAATCAGTCATCTTTTGGGAAATTTCGTTCACTTCTTTTCTTGCTTTGTCTAACTGCGCGGTGGCTTCTCTAATGACTGTTACTCTCTCCAACTTAGCAGCTAAATCATCAAGAATACCATCAGTTCCAGAAATAAACTTAATAGCCCATAAATCGTCCTCATTAGCTTCTTTTCTTTCTTGAATAGTCGCTGAAGCTCTTAAAGAACTAAGACATACCATAGCTTGCCGTGGGCTAATCCATTGTCCCTTGCTATGAGCATCAGCAATCAGTCCAGCTAATACTTTTTTCAAATCATTAGAAATCGATATAGTTGAAGAGTTGTTATCCGCAGTTAAAAATAAGTTATAGAAAGCCTCTTGATTATAAGAAGGCCATGCTACATTAATCTGCCAAGGAAATCTTTCAACTAAGGCTTGATAAGATGCTCCCATGTCTGCAATTTCCGCTGGATTACGGTTTGTTGCAGCTATTAACATTAAAGTCTTCATCTCATAAGATTGATGTCCATTATTTAAGCAACGAGATGTCAGAGTGTCTTTAAGAGCTAGTAGAACTGAGGGTGGAGCATCAAAAAGTTCCTCAAAAAGATAATTAGCGCAGTTTAAAAAGCAATTATCGGGTTGAAATTCTAACCGTGGATTTTCAGTACAGTTAAGAGCTTTCATGTTTATCCCGCCATACATCTTAGCTTCCGTCATACCTTCTCCGAAACTCTGGATACCAAAGTTCTGACCCTTAGATTGTTGTAGTGCCTTAAAGAGCGCTCTTACTATTTCACTTTTTCCGTGACCACCAGGGCCGTAAAATAAAAGATTAATAGGTTTTCCTGCTTCAATAGATGCTAAAGCTAGAGATAAAATTTCCTTTACTTCATCGGCATAAACAAAAGTCTTCAAAGCATCTGCAACTACTGGAAGGATACGATTAGAGTTAGTCATAATTATTTTTTTAGTTGGGTTAACTGCTGAACAAACTACTTTACTTAAGATTTTTATGGATAACCTTAAAAATAAAGTAAAACCTCCACTAAAACAACCAATCTTAGTAGAGGTGAAAAGAAATTAACTGTCAGAGAATTATCTAGGCTTTACTAATACCTTCCACCACTTAGGTGATTTTATTAATTCAATTGCAACGTTACTTACATTATTTGCATCTTCACAAGCCTTTTTCCAACAATCTTCATAAGATACAAAGACTCTATTTATTTCAGTATTAAAAGTTTCACTTGATACTGTAAAAGAGCTATGTTCTATTCCCTTCTTAGAAAGTTCTAAAAAACCTCTATCTTTTTCCCCTACTACAAACTGAGGTATTACAACAAAAGAATAATCACCTAAATCTATATCATCTGGAATTGCTTGACATAAAGCGTAATCTTTACGAAGAAACTCATTAATATTTACTGGAACGGTTGGAACTATCATGATATTCTCCTTTAATTATGTATTTGAACTTAGTGAAGGTAATAACGTCCCTAGAATTACAACAACTCTAAGGACTTGATATGAAGAGTTACCGCATTTACTACATTGTTTAAGCAGTAAGGAGTTATGCCCTTCTTTCTCATTCTATTATAGAGATTTGCTACCTTATTACCTGTCTCTAAATCTCCAATAGAAAGGTAAGAGATAACATTTGAACTATCTATTTCTTCTTTTTGAGATATAACTTTTGCACTAATTCCATTTTCTCCACTAATTAAAACTACTGCATTTTCCGTATTAGTTTTAGGCAAAGATACTGTCCATTTCCAAGTTCTAGTCAACATAATCTAACCTCCTAAGAAAATAAGAAAGGCTCAGAAAACTAAAACTTCTAAGCCTATAAGAACTATCTACTGAATATCAAACGTGTGATACAAATCTAACAATAATAGAAATCCTCTAGCTTCTTTTCTACCATCCAAATCAGAAATGGAAGATAAAGAACCTGATTCTAGTAATTTCTGTATTTTCTTAACTAAATCACCACTAATAGCTGTCATCCCTCTTCCAAGAAACTCACTTGCTCTTACTATATCTTTGAATTTTTCGATATCTCCAGACTTTAAATCTTTTTGGACTTGTTCTGGTATATTTTCCCATAGTTCTTGTTTTTCTGATAATTTAGAAAATGACTTAGTAATAATTTCAACAGCTATAACTATTGTAGAGGGAGAACTATTAGTAGAAAGTTCTTTAGTAGGTGGAGTATAGTCTTCTTGAATTACTACTGTCAAATCTAAACTTTCTAGTCGGCTAACTATATCTTTTACTAGCTCCATCATTTTTTCCTTATTCTTACCAACTAATCTGTGACGAGAACCTTCTATATAAAACTTATTCTCATATCTAGGGTTTAGTCCTTCTTCGATAGTAATTTGGTCAGTATCAACTTTCCCAGTCAAAAGCTTAGACATTACTACCATCTTTGCTCCTAACTCCTCACTTGCATAATGCACTGGTAGCTCGTATTCTTTCTCTAGTATAGACAGTAAATTTCTAACAACTCCATATTTAGAAGGACTGGTATTGATAATAAAACTTTCACTGTCAATATGAGTAAACTGAACATCACTTCTTTCTAAAATAGCCATAGTTTTTAAATAATATAAAGTACAAATAAAGAAAAAAGAGAAGATAGTAAGAAATATACTACCTTCTCTCATTAAACTCAAACTTTTACAGATGTAGATAAATTGAAGCTAAAAACATTGCTTGAGTAAATTCAACCTCTTCCTTCTGTCTAAGTGAGCCTAAATCTACATCTAGAAGAGAATTTAGATATCCAATGACAAATGGAATAAGAACATATTCACTAAACTTCTTACTAATCCAAGTCTTATTTGCTAACCTCTTCTTACTTGTTTCTTCAAAATCTTCCATTAATTCAGGAATTGAAGAGTATTCCTCTAAAGTTTTGCTCAACTGCTTCTTCTCTAAACGAACAAATAATCCTTTCAGAATGCTACAGACTTTGGGATTGTTGAGCATTAGATCGAAAAACATTCTAGTCTTTTCTGACTTTGACTTCAGGTAAGAATGAATACCTTCTTGAGTTACAGGATACCAATATTGTTCGGTTTCATTAGTCATTTGATTTTCTCCTTAATTTAGTGATGTCATATTTTTTAATTCTCAATCATTAAATAAAAGAGAATATTACACTTTCCTCTTATAAGACACTAGATAATCGTGCATTCCAAACCATTGAGGAATATCTATAGAATGTATTTTTTCCCATTCTTCTTCTAGTAAATCAAAGAAATTACCATCTCCAGTACATCCTTCAGAACCTTCTCCCACAAAAATTACTTGATTACCTTTATAAGCTTTTAGACAATCATAAGCAAAAGAAGTATTATAAGGTGGCCAACAAAGAAATAAAGTATGGTTAGGATAATTAGCTAATATATCAACTGAATTAATCTTAGTGATTTCGTACTATTGATTTTTACACCAATGATTATCATAAGGGGATTCATCAAAAGCTATAACTTCTCCACCTGAATCACTTATTAGTTTAGACCAATATCCTGTACCTGCTCCCATCTCAATTATTGGAGATTGAGATACTAAATAATCAATAGCTTCTTGATTTGGTATTGCCCATGAATAATGCTTAGTTAATGCAAACCTTTCTTTAGACCCCACACAATGATAGAGGTCATTATATTTTCCTTGCTCAAACTCTTCTAAATATGGATTAGCTATTTTAATTTCAGTACAAATCATAGTAATTTCTATAAGCCATCATCAGAGTAGACATTATCTACTGACATCCTAACTGAGAAGCTAAGATGTTTCGGCTTTTACTAGATATGTATTATTGCCCAATCATCAGGTATGCGTTTATCTTGATTGTAGTAATCTGGATGGACATAGAAACGTTCACCATCCTCTGAATTACAAGATATGTATCCTTCTTTTCGTACATAATTTTCTAATTCGTTTTTCTTACTAGCAATTTCTGTTTGAAACTTCTTGATTGTTGAAATTAACTTTTCCCTTTCTACATAATCTACTTGTTTCTTTAAGGTCTCAATAACTTTCTCTTTACTTGATGAAAAAAACGCTCGGCTACCACTAATAATTGATTTACCTTCAAATTGTCCATCCGATTGAGTGATTTCAAGTTCATAACCTTTATACTCAATTTTCGTTGGTTTTGAATACTCATCTACTGCTTCTTGAAAATAGCTCACTACTAAAGTGTCTAGATAGTGATACCCTGATTCCTCAAAATTAATAGCTTCACATTTACCATGCCAAAGAATTTCATTTGTTGTCTTCTCCTTCTCTTGCCAAGCTTCTAAAGTAAAATCATTGTAAACCACAGAAAAAGTCTTCATAGTGTTCTCCAAATGTTTGTCTACTTTATCAAGAAAGTTATCAACTAATTCATCAAAATACTCATCACCTTCAAACTCAATCTCTTTACAAGCACCTACATAAGTTCGTAGCCCGTGATATTTAAACTCTAACGTAAATCCTTTATAGATTAACTTTGATGGGTTACGTGGACATCTCAACTGTTTCTTAGCTAGATATTCACAGAATGGAAAAAGAATTGACTCAATACTAAGGTGATTCTCTACACTAAATCCCACTTTCACACATTTAGCAGAATAACGCTTAGCATATTTCCCTCCTCTATCGTGTTCTTCTACTTCTAGATTGAAAGTATCCATAACCAATGTGAAATTTCTCATGTTGTTCTCCTTAGCTAAAAGTTTTGCAACTGCAATAAGTAATGTTGATTAGATAAGTAGTTAGTAACCTCCTACTAATGAGAAAGATTCGACAAAACTTGATTACTTCTTAGGTTTAGGTTTGTCAAAAATTATCCTTACGATTGTTTCTGCAACTTCAGGTATTTGAGCAGAAATTCGATTGAGTTGTGCTGTAAAAGCTGGGTCATACTGTACTTGATTTTTTAATCGTTGACATTCTTCCTCCCATACTTCATCTGGAATATCGGGATTAACTCCACCTGCTGCCATTTGTTTTGTCTCCTAAATAAGTAAAGTTGAGTGAAATTGGGTTAGCCACTTCTCGCGTTGAGTTAAAAAATACGAACTACAGCCCAGTTAGGAAACTCAGAATTCTTATTCTTTTGAAATGCTTCTTCATACTCGGCACTAACTGCACATCGATAACTGCCTTGATTACCTGGGATTGTATAGGTGTAAAAAGAATATCCTAGTCCTATTAAATACTCTTCTAGTAGATCTTGTTTTTCCCATACTTCTTGCTGATATTGAAGTATTTTTCCTAATGCTGTTCTCTTATCTACAAAATCTAGAAAGTTTGTGATTAGTGAACCAATATCTTCATATCTTGCGTAGTAACCAAGTTTTTCACATTCTCCCTTATAACTAGATTCCTTGAGAGTAATAATCAATTCGTAACCTTCATGAGAAAATTTAGATTGTGACATAATACTCTCCTTAATTAATGTGTACTCTTTTCCCTAGTAAGAAAACCAATCCGCCCCTAACCGTAATCCACCTATTCTTAGAACAATGTGGAGATTAAAAAAGAATCGGTTTACACTATCTCGTCCAATACTAATCCAATTTTCAGTACCACTACCCCGCCAGTATAAACAAGTAGAAGATTGAGATTCAGATTCAAAACCCCACCGAAGTTGATTATCTTCTATGCTAAATGAGCCATTAGGACTAATTTGAATTTTCATGACATAACTCTAAATTTTAAATTGTTTCTCAGCAAATTGCTATATTGTCCTCTCGTTAACTCTACTGCTACCCCAATGTGAAATGTCTTAGGATTCTGATTTATTACCTCAGATAATAAGCCCTTAATCGCATCGTCATTCTTTCCTGCTATGACATTTAGTTTCCCATTAATCTTCACAGTCCAGAACTTAAATTTGGTGTTTTCGTATTCTTCTTGATATTGAAGCCAGAGTTCTTTCTTTAATCCAAAGGCTTGTTCTAACTTCTCAGCTATAGAAGGGGTGACGGGTTCTTCCTTGATTAATACATTAGAGACTTCAAAAGGTAGCTCACAGATTAGTAGTTCTCGACTTTCTACTTCTTTGAGAATGTGGTCAGATGGTGATATACTCATTTTTCCTCCTAAGCTATAAGTCATCTGAGTTAGTCACCTCCCCAGAACTAGACAATCTAGGTGCTAAGAATGTCTATTGTTTCTACAGCATTCTCCCAAGCTTCTTCTTCTGTTTCACCATATCCAAAAATATAAGCTACTTCTTCCCATTCACCTTCTTTATTGATTACATTTTCGTACTCTTCCATCTGTTCCCCATCTGTCAGATAGATAATTCCTAAAGAACCATTATCAGCAATGTGTTTAATCTCAGGAAAATCTTTCTTGACTATTACAAAACTGCATTCCTTACCAATCGTGTCGTGTGACCAACCAAAATCTGCCCAATCTCCAGTAGTATGACCTGAGCGACATTCGTAACCTTGGTCAATTAATTGAGATTTAGTGTCCATGATATTCTCCTAAAGTTAAAGTGAAATGTTCTACTTAGGACTTCAACCTAAGAGTGAGGCAAACTCATAGAACTCCAGCAGACTAACTACTATGAGAGATTACTATTCCACACTTCACTTATCTTTCCAAAAGAAAATAAAGGGTGTCCTCGTTCTTCTCTTATATAAAGTTGCCAATCTCCAAAAAATCCTAATAGAAGATCAAGACTCTCTATTTCTTTTTGTTTCATGAAATCTTTGATAAGTAAATCTTTTCTACCAAAATAATCACCGCTTAAAGCTACCGCATCATCAAACTCAGGACTGATAAAAACTACTCTTAACTTCTTAGGTTGAATTACTGAATTAATTAACTCTTCAACAGTTGAGTAAATTTCTCCCCAGCTTTGATACTCAACATCTACATCATCTCTAATTTCCCAAATATTCTCTCCTCGTCTAGTAATTCCTAACTTAATCATTCTTCCTCTGAAATAATCAATATACAAACCATCTTCATCTAGTTCAATATCGTCCGTAGTTAGTGATATTCCTTTAAAATGTCTATCTTGATAAATACCCATTCCAACTACTTTACTTGCTTTAATAGCGTTAAGAGTAATTTCTTTGACCTGTTGTTCTGTGGCTGTAAAGATCATATTTTGACTCCTACTTAGATTCTTCTACTTGTGTACTTGAATATTGTGTGTTAGATACTCTTGCACCTCTAGCTGCTTCTCTAATATCTGATTCAGAAACATCATTAGAAACAAACACTTGACTATTTATTGCAACTGAGTTTTCTAAATTGCTAGAGATTTTCTTAGCTATTTCATCTGTATCACAAAAAACTCTTAACTCAGATTTATTCGACATTTTCTTCATCCTCAATAAAATATGGGTCTGTAAGTTCCGACCAGTTTATAACGGCATAATCAGGATATTTAGTATCTCTCCTTTTGTTGTAGTCTTTTTGATTTTCTCTCCACTCATCTAAGACTTGAGAATAAACTGCGAATTCTGTTGGTACTCCTCTCCAGTTGTGACCCCACTCAAAAATATAACCTTCATTCTCTAGAAAATCTTTTAGAAGTGAGTAGAGAGACTCTAATGATTTTTTATTGTCTTTTATTTGAAGAATTTGATTCTCAATCTTAACTGAGATGGGTAATTTCGATTCTACTTCTTGCTCTAATTGTTTCTTTGCATCTAACTGAGTTTCAAGCCAATGTTTCCACTCCTCTACTAACTTGAAATCTCCTAGTCTCTCAATAACTCTAATATGTTCTCTTGTTCCTTCAATAGATTTGTTAAGCTTTGATAATCGTTCTTGAAAATCCATAGCTCTCTCTCCTTAAGACTCCGCTAAACGTTTGTACACTTCTTCTCTTTCTTTTTCTGAATCTAGATAACATTGATAGGCTGAATAGTCTTCTTTCCCTCTCCAATTAAAAGACCAATTTACAGGTAATTCCTCATAACTAAGGTTCAATAATTTTCTAATAGAGGTAGCACGATAATATTCGCAATCAACTTTAATATATAGACCATTATCTTCAAAATAATAATCTAACTCTTTTTCATAAGCTGCTCTATCAAAATGCTTAAAAACTTCTGCTGGATAATACGTTTTACCAAACATTTTTATAGGTAAAGCAAAATAACTATTTAAATGTCTATCAAACATTCCCTCCATATCTACTCTACTTATGGGTTTTAATCTTCTTTTTATTTCTATGCACTGAGATTGAGTGAGATTTAACATTTTTATCCCAAAAAAAATAAAAAACTCCCCAGACCTAGGATCTAGAGAGTTGATTAACTACTAAAAAGTGAAAAATTAAGATTTGCTAGGTATTAAGTTTACTAATCTTAGAAAGAATCGATTAGCAAAGCCAGTAATATCTAACTGAAGTGTCTCTTCTAACTCTAAAGTACAATGAATAGCCTCATCAATCTGCTGCATAATACTCTCTAAATGTCCTTTGCTATCTAAAAGAACTAAAATCTCTAGTAACTCAGGATTATCTAGAGTTTCTCTTAATCTAGAAAATGTATCGTCAATGTTTTGATACCTTGAAAATTCATCAGCTAACAATTCGTAAGATTTTCGACGGATAATATACATGGTAATTCTCCAAAAAACTAAATTTACTCAAAAAACACACACAAAAAGCTAAAATCTTGTGCTTAACCTTGATTTTTTAGTCAAAATTTAGACACAAAAAGCGCCCCTATCCCGGTTAAAGGATAAGAGCGCGACCGACTAGGAGGAAAAACAAGAGAAATTGAGAACTAATTGTCTACTTCTTCTGTATTTCAGTGATTTCTGCGGGTTCTTCCGGGTTTTCGGATGGAGTTATGTCAACTACTACATTGGATTCCTGATTTTCTACTTCTATTTCAGTATTTTGAGTCTCAAGAGTCTCATTTTCATCCTCTTTCGGGACAGGTAGAGTAAGATATTGTGGTGCATCTTCATAGAGACGCTTCATGTGTGGAGTCTCGCCGACAACTTGACCAATAAGAATCTTAAACACTGCTGCCACAGAATCCTTATCAACCATTAAATCGATGTTCTCTGCTAATTCTCCCACTTTTTCCGCTGTTTTCGTTCTCACGTTTAGATAAGCAATGAACAAGAGAAGAAGTTTAACTAATTTTGGAGGATATACCATCTCCCGTGAGAGTTGATTGAGATACTTAGCGAAAGGTGTGCTATTAATCCAACCCTCAAAGAAAGTATAGAGCGAAGTAGACACGATGGGGATATTATTCGGGTTTGTCGGCTTGGCAACTAAATCGGAATCCTCAGTATAAGCAGGTGAAGGATTCCAGAGCATTATCTTAGCCGAGGTAAGTGAGAATTTAGCTACTTGACTGGTATTATCCCATAACGTTAAATGTTCCCCTTCCGCATCATCATGCCAGCGGATAGAGATTTCGCGTTCTGCTGAACCCCGAATCGCAGTGTAAGTCTTCTCTCCCTTCTTGTTCTCTTTCTCAGTAGCCGGATTGTACTTGTAAGAGATTTTTTCGGTGCTTCTGTAGGCAAAAGTTGTATGACCGATTGCAGATAAATCTAACATTGTTTGATCCTTTGTGAGTGTTTGCGGTTTTCCTACTTAGGTGTAGGTTTGAGAGCCTAAATCACTTAATAGTTAGGTAGGATTTTATTCCCGTTATTAAGTTATTAGGGATGACTGAGACAACTTACCAGGTATATCCCAGCCGAGAAAACTAAACTAAATCATTAGCTAAGCTCTTGATAGTGTCTAGCTCGTCATGTAAAGAAGTTAGATGCTTCTTGATGTCTCTATCTTTGCTATACTCTCTTAACCAATGGTAGAGCATTGAGTATAAGCTACCTTTCTCTGGGCTAACTCTATCTCCAATTTCTTTCTGAAGTAGAGATTCAATCCCCGAAATCACTGTTTTACCTTTATCAGTTGGATGAGGTAGCCTAATATTATCTCGGATTACTGAGATTAACTGAATCTTAATCCGATGTTCCCATCTTTCTATATCATTGGTGTAAATAGTCCAAGGTGTGAGGATGACACCATTAGAACATCGAAAACCAATAGATAAACCAGAGAGTTGATAGAAAGTATCAATTAAGTCACCCCAGACAAGTGAGTCTAGCTGTGGGTTTCTATCCAATAGATTGTGAACATTTAACATCAATTTAGCAGGATTCTTTTTCCCTACTGACTGACCGCCGAGTATAACCTCTAAATCATCTTTCTGAGTCCACTTTTTCCAATTAGCGGTTATCTTCTCTAGTAAATGAGTGCTGTCATGCTCAGAGTAAGGTTTTAAAGTTGTGAGGTCTATTACCTTCCCTAGATTGACTGCACTCTCAGAAGTGAAAGGGCGAATAAACTTGAGGAAGGTTTTCTTAATGGCAGAGTAACCATGACCCGTATCTATAAACCCTGCAACTTGAGTAACCTTTGTAGGAGTAGTGATTTTACCTTCACCTACTAAAGCAGATCTATTAGCAGTGATATATTTGTTAATCACTTTTCTAAGTTGAGATTCAGAAAAGTTAACTAACTCCATCTCATCTAAAGAACATCTTAAGAGAGCGCGAAACACCTCTTTGTTGTTGTGTTCGTTAAAAGCAGTTGTAATTGCTAATCGAGTCGGTACAATGCCGTAGTTTCTATCGTGCTTCTCTATCTCTCCTTTCTCATTCTTTTTCGAGTATCGTTGCTCTGTATTTGCAGGGTCTATAATATCTAAGTGATGCTCAGATACTACTTGACCTTTATGCTCTATTTCAATGTAGATTCCTTTCCGTCTCTTGTCATAATAAACAGAAAGCTTACACCCAAAGTAATTGAAAGTTGACTCTAGATAATTTCTGATCTCACGGATATCTGGCTTTTTAATTCCAAAATACTCTCTGAGATTGTACGTTACCCGCCTAATCCAATTTAAAACACTCGGAAGATTGTGTCGAATCAATGCAGCGTCATTTGTGGATTGATTAGTCAGCTTATAAGTGTATTTCTGATCCTCCACTTCTTCCACCACTGACACCTTCGCTAACTCATAAAATCCGTAGTAAGGATTAGTAGAGCTAGTTAAAAATTGAGCTTGCTTAAGTCTTTCTTTGAGTTTATTCTTAGACTCTAGAAAGTTTTTAGGGTCAATCTTCTTCTCTGTTACTAATCCATCAAGTAGATTAGTCAACATTGAGATTAAAGACGTTCTAGGAATCCCGCCGTAAAATTCAGATGAGATGTTCTTGAGTCTCTGGATTTCTTTATGCAGATAAGAGATACCAGATAATCGAGGGACGTTTCCTGCTATGTATCTTGCTAAGTGATAGCAGTAAGAGTCAGGTAGTTTAACAGGTAGAGCAGTTAGAGTGTACCCCGTAATTGATGGATTCAGCTTTAGAAGACATGGGACAGTACCAATCACATCATAGAACGTAGCAGAACCCGATACAACTTTCTCATTCTCTAACTTGATTGGCTTAGGAGTCTTTCTCTCAGTCTTTTCTACTCTCTTAACTTTCTTAGTAGTGTCAGGAGGGGGAGGAAGTACACGATTGAACGTTACGGCAGGATGGTAGAATGAGGACTCAATTCTCTCTGGTACTTCTGTAGCTTCATCATAAGGATGTTTAACCCCAAACTTGTCTACAAAATAAGAGCGCATCTTGGTTCTATAAATGTGACGCTCAGGTGGGTCTTTAGGGTTCTCACATTCTAGAGTTTCGAGCTTTACTTGATTAATGGATTGACTCGGAAATATCTTTACTCCATCTACCTCAATTAAGGGACAAATCTCGTGTAAATCTTGCTCGTGAGTCTGTAGATCATTGTAATAGAGTAATTGACCGCCATCAAACAAAGCTATCCGTCGAGATTTCTGTTGATAAAAGTTGGTGTCAGTCTTCTCAATGTACTCTTGTACTAGATATGTTTGTCCGTCTATCTCTTCTTTGATTGGAGTTATAAGCCAGATATTATCTAACTCCGGGATGGATACTCTCTTATTACGTTGGATGCTTCCCTTACCCCTTGGTCTGATCTCTGCTACTCCTTCAGATGCTTGACCTTTCTGCCTTAACTGCTTTGAGACTTTTTTGACTTCTATTGTCTGATTGTGGTAGCTCTCCTTATTGACGATAGAGTTTTTGATTTTCTCTAACTTGCGGAATTCAGTAGGGTCTAGAGTAGCCTTGAGTTTATCGAAGAGAATGTCATCAATTCTAGAACACTTAAGCTCATCACACAGTGCTTTAGTTTCTCTCAATAGATAAGTATCAAGAGTTATATTTTCTGTAGTTTCTACATCTTGAACATACCAGACAATTGGAGGATTCAAGTAGAGCGTCAAAGCGTTATGTGGAGTGTTATCTAGTGCTACTTTAAACTCTCTCAACTGTTCCGTTACAAACAGCCATCCAGTGAGTAAAGGAGTGATTTTAGACAGAGATACATCAAGACGTTTTTTGATTTGTCTACCTTCAGAATTTGGTAATGAGATGTATACTCCCATCGGCTCAGGAATGACAAGAGGTTCAGTGTCTTCTGCTACTGGTACAATCTCAAAAGTAGTTTTAGTTACTTCTGAGATGTAAGCAGTGTCCAATTCACCTTCCTCTACAACTACTGATGACGATTCAATAATCTCTGGGATTTCTGAAGATTCGTTGATTTCTTTTGGAGATTCGGAGATTGATTCAACTTGCTCCAAGATTTCAGGCTCTAGAGTATTATCTTCTGCTACTTCGATGGTTTTTGTAGTATTCTCTAGAGGTTCTGCGGGTTCTGTTTTTTCCTCTATAGCTAGAGGCGATAATACCATTACTCCATATACCCAATTGTTAGATACAGAAGTAAAATGCAGAACAGAGTCTAAACTCACAGAGAAGTTCTTAGCGTCGGGAAATCTATTGCAGATATTCTTTTGTATTGGATGAAGATAACCGATGATTTCGGGTTCTTCTCCACTAACTTTTACTGTGACTTCCTTATCCTCAGCTTGAATTGATGTAGTGAATTTGATGTAATGAACAGTTTGAGAAAATGCAGAAAGATTGAGACAAGAGACTAAATACTCAGCACAAAGTTTCTTAGTCTTCACTAAGTTATTAGGTAACATGACGAACACTCCTAGTTATTTAATGAACAATGACTAACTAAGGCATTGCACCTTAGTAGCAGGCTTTATGAATTCACCTATTAGTTGTTAAGGCAGTAGAATCATTCGAGAATTTTTAACATCCCAGTAGTGGTCAATTAAAGTTTTAGAGTCGTGATTTTTAGCATAGTCACACTCATAATTACAGTAATCAGGTGTAAATTGTGGCTCTACTAATCCGGCGTCATACTCAACGAATCGAAAGTTGAAAGCATTAGGTAACTCCTCTATTATGGTCTGCAAGTCCTTAAATGCAATTCGACAGACTACTTCGCTATCTCTGTGATATTTTCCCGTCTCCTTGATTACTCGGCGCATAAAATTGTGTAATTGTACTTTATGCCCGTATTCATCCCACTTACATAGATTATTAGGGTCTATTAGATACCTAAAACCTACTCTCTTAATGGATGGAGTAGAGAACCATATAAATGCTTTGTTCTTTTTGAATTCGTCAGTATACTCTCCAATTTGTCCCTGTATTTGCTTCCCAAACTCAATGATAGACCGCATATACTCACTAGCTTGTTCAGCACTCTTAAACTTAGTTAACTCTAGTTTTCTATGAGTCGTTTTAGGTTGAGCTAATAATACTTTCTTCGCTTGTTCGTAACACTCTGGATTTTTTAACATCTCAATAGCTTTGTGTACTGAGCTTTTACCACCTAATACCACATCGTAAGACTTAAGTTGTTGAGATTGTCCGCCGAGAACTGCATCATATTGTGTAGGTTGTAACATTTGATTTCTCTGTGATTTAGTTAGTGGATAAGCGATACTCAATTTTATGGATGTCGAGTATCAAAGCCCTTACATAGCAACCAACTACATAAGAGCGAGTAGATTAGTTTACTTTGATGTAGCTAACTTCTGTAACCAGGCTTCTTTAATTTGATTTTCTAGTCTCTCAAACTTATCAGCAGTAAGGTAGAGTTCTCCACTATGAGATTTAGTTAGAGAGTAGTTGACAGCCCCTAAATCAATAGCTAACTGATCTACCATGTCGAGATTAATACAATCTGGTAAATAGACGGCATAACGATTGTCAAAAGTTTTAGGATTATATACCATCTCAGAACGGATTTTTAGGTTATTCATGATTCTCTCTCCTTTGTGTGTACATCTACCCAATTTTATCGGTATAGGGTATAAAGACCTCTGTACAGCAACGAACTATACAGAAGTGATGAGATTAGATTTCAGATATTGCTACTTTTGACCATCTATGGATTTTAACCACTCGACAATCAGAGGGAATTTCAATCCCGTACTTTTTCCAGTGATTAGGTGATGTTCTTAAGTCAGCATCTCCCATCCATTCTGATGAGGTAAAATCTCCTTCAACAGTCATTAAAAAATTATCCGCATTCCTAATCACTGCATAACAATCTTGCTCGTTATCTTTGTAAATTTCTTGCATGAGTTTTTCCTCTTGTGTACGTTAACAGATACCTAGCTTTAGGATGTAAGGTATCAATACCTCTAGAAGATAACCACAAATCTAGAGGTGGAAAAAGTGTATTAAGTAAAACGAATCGTATCCCCACCAGAGAAATAATAGATTATAGTGCCGTTGTACTTCTTTTTTCTTTCTAAAATCTGACCGATGTATTGTAAATAAGTTAGCTCTAAAGCTTGACCTACATTACTAGATGGGAATACTTCTTTATGCTCTAATCCACCTTTCATAAATACAAAAGCGAAATAGTACGGAGTAGGGAAATCAGATAACATTCCAGGTACATCTGCACTTGCACCAAATTCAAAACGGACTAGCTTGGCATTTACACAATTTTGATTAGTTTCCATTTATTTTGTTAGCCCTTAATGAGTAAGTTTTGAAAGACTCTGATAAATCCCCAGAGACCATAATCTGTTGAATCTTTCTGAGATTTTCTTAGCTTGTGCTTCATCATCCGCTAGGTATCTCATCTTCTCACCATTACCTGCCGGAGCAAAATACCAACTCCTACTATCCTCTGTCATCTCACCACCTTGACAATTAGTGATTATACTCGCTACATAATGACTAGGGCAATGTCTTTGATAATGCTGTTCATTCCAATATACATCCTTTACAATGACTGCAAATTCAGAACTTTGACTGCTCATTTTTAACTCCTTTTAATGTACACTACTTTACAACTACTCTTTAGGATAAGTAGCCTAAGTAGTAAAACCCTCTACCAGCTAACCAAACTAATAGAGGGTGAAAATATGAGAGAGTAAGTAAAAGCTACTCTAGCATCATATTAATGATTCGGGATTTTAACTTAGCTAACTCTTCAAAGTAATTAGCATTATTAATCTTGTCACGTAGCTTGTCTAAATCTTCCTCAGTAACTTCTTTGCGCGGACTTAATGGATATTGCGGTGAAGGTATCGGTTGTTTAGTAGTCCAAGGTGTGGGTTTTCCGGGGTCATTAATTTCTGCCATTGTTCTTGCTCCTAGTTTGTGTTGTTAGATGCTTTTAGTAACTCCGGGCTGAGAATTGATTAACCGCAGTAATTACTATTTTCTGGGCAATTTACCCAAGCCCAACCACTACCACAAGTACATAAGCGGTTATTAGGATTAGTTGTGAAGCTGTCATCGCTAACCCCTTGACTTGAGATTGTACGATATAGACTTTCCTCATCATCGCCTTTCAGAACCTCACCGAATAGCACCAACTCCCCCAACTCTTCATCAAGACAGACAAAAACATTCGCCTCACTAGAATTAAGAATTAAGCGAGCTTTAGACAGTAAATGATCTAGCTGTCTCAATTCATCTTGAGTGAGAGTAGATGGTTGTACGTTGACTTTAATCTCAGTATCCTTTGCTGCTTTCTGAAGCTTGACTACTAAATGCTCGGCTTCATCAAAGGTGAGAAAAGCATCAACAAAGTTTTTAAGTGCGTTGGAAATCAAGAAATACTCTGGATTTTTACCAGTAACCCTTGAAATTCCGTAAATGCTAAAGCCACCATTTAAGCCCCCAGTTTCTTCTAAGATATACATTGATTGATAAGGCGAGGGAACTTGTCGCACCTTACTAATCACTAAGTCTTTCTCTCTCACAATAAAATCCGGATTTCCAATCATCTCTCTAGCAGCTTGGTCAAAATCAAAAGGTTGATACATGGAAACCTCTAAAAATCTAAGTGTGTGAATTACCTGATAAGAACTACCAGGAATACTTAAACTGGGAATCGAACCCAGTAGAGTAGTTATTAGTTACTCTTTCCACCGTTGGATTTTAAGTATACAAAGGCTTTTTGATGATTAACTCGGCTAACTCTATTGCTTGATATTCGTTATCTGCAAAACCTCTATAGTTATTATGCTCATCTAACACTAGATATTTAAGGTTAGTGTTAGTAACAATAGATTTGTGAACTGTAGCGATTTTGTACTTGGCAGTCTTATCGTCGGTGTGATATATAGTAGATGAGAGAATGTACAAAGATTTGAGGTATTCGGGATAACGACCCTTAACTACATTGATAACCTTGGGTAGTTTAGAGAATAGTAGATCTTTAATTGCTTGGGCTGTCTCTCTACCAATAAGGGTATAGCCATCATCAGTTATAATCTCAATCATTTTGACCTCTTATTACCTGGGATAAATTACCAGGAAGCGCCTAATCTAGAATCGAACTAGATAACTAACTTAGAGCTAGTCGCCACCATTGACTTTAGACGGGTTTAGTAGAGACAATAGGATTCCTGTACTAAGCAAAAATTATTCGATCTTTGACATTTGAGTTGTACTGGGAGTTGAATAGCTGTATAAGTTGATTAATTTCGTAGTGCTTAAAGTCAGTTGAATTAGTAGATAGGTAATACCCTTTACCTGCTATAGTGTAATTTTCTGTTAACCATTGTTCAAACTCATTTGATTTTTGTTTTCTTTCCAACCAATCCTTAATAGCTACCCAATCTACTCTTTCTTCTAGGGCAATGTTAATTAGAGCTAATGCGGCATCTGCTATAGATTGAGGTCTGAGTGTATTAATCATATAGTCAGAAAACAAATCTTTTAACTCTTTTTCATTGAGAGAGTAATAGCAATGTAGACTATCTTTCTCATCGTTTAACCAACATATAACTAATGCGGTTTCTTTGCTTGTGGTTTGTGTTTGAGTAGACATTTGACAAAGAACTTAGAGTGAATTAGTACACTGTTCTCTAAGTAAAAGCTCAGTTACGAATTGAACGTAATGATAAACCTTTGATTGATTTATCCCCACCATTGAGTCTGAGCAACCTTTAACTATTTCTCAACTAAAACATACCGATACTGAGTTTTAGATATTTCTTCGGGAATGTAGCTATACCCAAGTGCCTCTGCTCTAGTTAAGAGTCTATTACGATAATCAAGTAATTCACCTAGTCTCAGTCTCGCATCTGCTTTCTGTTGACATTCTGGTTTACCGAACCATTGCGTGAGTATTTCTGATTCTTTCTCACTAATGCTATTTAGCTCTAGTTGTATCTGCTGTTTCATTGTTCTCTCCTTTGATAACGTCACTCTGTATTGAGTAACAAAACTTAGATGGGGAGTTGAACCCCACAACTAATGAAATCGTGCTTAAGAATTTAACTTGTCCATAAACTCTTGTATTTCTTGCTGCTCTAGCTCCTGTAAAAACAATTCCCCATCATGCACAAGGTTTTTGAGATTAGTATCAGTGAGAGCTTTAAGCTTTGCCATTAACTTTTTAACGTCTGGATACTCACTCTGTAATGTTTCATAGCCCGGTGTAACTTCAGCTATTGCATCATCTAAACTCATATTCTCTCCTTCGTGTTTGTGTGTTACTTCCCATTAGTAGGAAGAAAACCGATTTAAGGAATTGCACCTTACACTCTCAAAATAGTTTAGTAGACTTTCCTTTGCACTCTACTATCTAACTATTACCATACTGTCACTAGGTAATATAAGTTAAAATCCCCTAAACTTTTTAGATTGGCTAGTTAGTATCGTGCGAATAGAATCGATATACCATCCTCTATGGCTTAACCGTTCGCTACATAATCCCTAGTTACTACGGGGTAACTTTTTTGACAAGTGGACTATCATCGGTACGCTATTTAATTATCAAGGTTCTGAGCTTGTCATAATTATCAAGAATCCTTCGTTAACTGAATGCTTTGCCAGTAACTACAGATGCTAGTCAAAAAATGTTAAGCGAGATATTTAATTTGCTTGACCTTAGCTATTGATGTGACTATCTTTGTTAGATTGACGCGGTAACAGCTATGGAGGTAATCAACTTACTCTCAGACTTTTCTCAAGCAACATAGGATTAACCTATCTGATTTCAGAAGCACTTAAATTTGGAGGTAATCAACTCATTATGAGCCAACTTTAGAAGTAGTAGAGGAAATGCTACATAGGCAAGAACTCCTAGATTAATCCCTTATCAGTATAGGTAAGGAGACTAGCTCGATATCCTATATTTGAAAGGGTAGATCGGGAAAACGACTGGCGTTAGTCCGTCTCTGGGTTTAATTTCTCGCTCACTGGGAGGGAGTAGTGAAGATTGGATTAGCTTTAAGTAGCTTTCTCTTCCCTTCATGTATCTATTATAGAACTACCTGATTGCAAGTAGGTGATTTGAGATTGATATTGAAGAAGAGTGTTGGAGGCTGGGATGTATAGGAGGAAAGGGATTGGGGAGATTAGGTGATAGAAGAAAGGAGATTGAGAGAGGTGGTTACTACTCTCTAGCCCCTATACCAAATACTTTATACAAGAAACTAAGTGATCTAAATTTTAAGTACCTATGAAAAATGAACTACTATATATCTATACCGACATATAAAAGATATATAAGAAAATGGCATTCGAGAAAAAATGGGATTGGGATACAATCAGATTGGATTACATGATAGGTCAATTTGCATTCAATAAAGAAGGAATACAAATACAACGACCATTCACTCTAAAAACACTATCTGAGAAATACAATATACCAGAACCAACATTAGCAGCTAAATGTAAAAAAGAGAAATGGGTAGCACAAAGAGATCTTCTTGACTCTAAATTAAGAAGAAGACTAGACGAAGGAAAAGTAACGTCTCTACTAGGCGAATCTACAATGTCAGATAGTCTAGCTCTTAGTCAATTATCTAAAGCTACACAAATGATTACTAATTACTTTAAACAATATAACTTAGATGAAAACTCTGACATCTCATATAATCCAGAAGAAACTCCACCAATAAATCCTAGAGAACTTAAAGATGTAGTAGGAGTAATAAAAGAAATCCATCTATTAACTAAATCTATAATAGGAACTGATTCACTCCAAGAACATCTAGAAGAAATACAAGTAAAAGATAAAGCTAAACAATTAAATAAATTAAAAACAGATCCTAAAGCAATGGAAGATAAACTACAACAATTACTAAAACGAAGACAAGAACTATTATCTGAATCTTCTAACACTCATTTACTATCTTTACCTGCTCATGAACAAATAGTAGAAGTAGAAGTAGAAAGATAAAAGAAAACTCCTCAAGTCATCATAACCTGGGGAGTTCTTTATATCTAAACTAGCTTCTATTGAATAAAATAATCATAATAAATATCTCTATCATATTTATCTTTGAATCCTAAAACTCCACCAGACTTACCAAACTGCTTAACCTTAATAGAGTAAATAGGTAATATAGGTGAGTAAACAGGATATAAATAACCATCTGTACTCATACTAGCTTCCATTACATACCAATCAGCAGCATAAACATTAGGTACAAAAGCTTTGGTTCTCTCACTATAACCGTAAAACTCTAAATTATAATCACTATCTACATAACCAACTCTTATATAGTCATTAGTTTTTAGATTCTTCTTATATACATCTCTAGTTGGATTATTTATATTCTTTTCTTCTTCCTCAAGTCTTTTAGACTCCCTTAAAACTTTCTCTCTAATTTCTTTTTTAGATTCAGTATCATCAATAAAAATACTTCTAACTTCAAAGTCATATATTGGTTTATCTGTCTCGTTCTGACTCGTAACGGGTGATAAAAGCTCAATCAATTTATCTAATCTCTCAATCACTAAATCTAACTTATCTACTTTATATTCTTTCTTTTCTTCGTTAAGACTCATAACGTCTTCCTCTATCTTACCCCAATCTAATTCTTGTAATCTTTTAATGAACTCTTCTTTACTAATTGTTCTACTAGCAATTTCAAATCTTTTCATATGTTTATCAATAACTTCCTGAGATACTACATTGGAGTTCTGTCTTCTCTCTACTTTCTTAGCTATATCATATAAGTGTTTATTAATATCTTTACTATCTTCACTCTTTATAGTGATTGGTGAGTTAATAACTACAGGTTTATCTAATTTCTTCATTAAAGTCTGAATATGATCTAATACACTATCTACTGTATGAGATATATTATCTTGATTCTCTAATAGTTTACTTCTCATATCTAACTGATTAAAATACAAAATGTACAATCTATCCATTATCGAGTTAGATAGTTTAAATCTTTCTACTTCAGTATCTTTATTACTCATTTTGATTATCCTCCAATTCTTTTCTCAATCTAGATATTTCTTCTATATATCCTTGTTCGTTAGATACTAATTCATCTATCCTTTCAAGAAGTTCAGGTATAGTGAAATCTTTAATATCTTTTTTCTCATCTTCATAAGTCATATACTCAACCACTTCCCTTTTTATCTCATGAATATTACCTTCAGCATCTAACCAAGCAGTAGCTCCATAAATACTTTCCAAATCAATATTATCTGGTTTACTATCATCTACCCATTTGATTAAACCTAACTCATTCATATATCCAACTGTCTTACCCGTATCTCTATGAACAATTAAATCACTAAACTCTCTATCTATCCTTTCTCAATTTACTAAGAACATCTACCATCGATTGTAGATAAGAACCATCATCTTGACTACATCGAATTACTCGTCTAGTTAAAGTTATAGGATTACCATTACCTTGATTTATCTCTACATTAAATATATCTTCTACTTCTCCTAATTCTTTCTCTCTATAGTAATCGTAAGACTCAGTATCATCTCTAAATGGAGTAGTTACATTCATATTATCTAAACTGTTATTTTCTGATAACTCTGCTAATGAACTCACTAATTTATATAATGGTTGTAATGGTAAGCCATCATAATTATTATCTAAATAGTTTAATTCTTTCCACAATTCACAAACAAGACTGTTAAACTTATTTACATTCATAGCACTTACATCATCATACTCATTCATAAAATCTTCTGTCATGCTATTCATAAATATTGATCCCAAAGAACTAATTTACCATTATCAAGATAACCTATAGATAAGAAATTGGTATAAGCTTCATTATCAAAGTTTTTATCTGTCTCATCTATATTTACTAATACTTCTCTTTCATCATCTAATATTAAAAACTCTAATTCGTCTAACTCATAACAACATTTATAAGTATTTACTTTATTTATATTTATCTTATTCTTAGGTTCTAGAAATATCTTCTCGTGAGTATTTCTGTCCCAATCTCCAACTAATACTTTATCTCCAGTCTGACTATTAATCTTATATAAGTTCATATTATTCCACTATCCAATTACCTAAATCTGTAATATCTAAACTTCTTTCCTCAAACCATTTATAAGCTGAATCAATAGCTATTTGAGCAGTAGAATGAATCGAAGACTTTATATACACTGGTTCATTAACTTTATTATCTTTATTTAAAAGTACAATTGTGTGTCTATTTTTTCTAAAAGTATAAATAGCCTCCCAATCTTGAGAATTAAACTGATTAGGAACTGCTATCCAACAATCATCTAAGTTCTTAATCTTAATAGCTGCTATATCATTTCCTTTTACTAATTCAGGATAATGTGCGTGATAAAAACTCAATACATCTACTGTCACCCACCAATCATGATAATACTCTCTATCATCAAATAAAGTCGAGTGTAAAGCATAAACAGTATCTCTACTATCTATAAATACTAGAGCATATTCACCTCTCTCAAATATCTCTCTACCATTGACAATGAAAGATCTTAACTTATCCTTAAACTCATCAGGACTTAATTTCTGCAAAAAAGAATATTCATCAGGAGTCATATCATTCACCTAACTTATTTCTTACTTTCTCACCTTCAGCATTTATATATTCATAGTAGAAACTCCCATCTATCAAATAAATATTTTGACCTTCAGGAACTCTTATCTTTCTATCTTGTGGAGTTTTACACTTCTCCAATAAGTATTCCGTAGCAATAAACGCATCATCAATAACTTCTCTCAATTCTTCTTGAGTTAAAACTCTACTCTTATTAACAAATGTACAAGTAAGTTGAGTAGCAGTTTGTAATCTCAACAACTCGATTGGGCTGTAATCATATTCATTCATATTACTCTCTTCCTTAATAATCTATCTACTAAACTCTGAGCTTCTTTCTTGTCTGGGTCTTTGTAAATAAAAGTTTTATGACTCTTATCTTCTTTAATCTCTACAAGTTCTAACTTTACTTCTTCATTACTCATAACTAAATTCCTCTAATGTATTGTTCCCAAAATACTATCTTATCTTCATCATAATAACCAATAGAATACCTATTCTTGATACTACCTACCAATAATTCTCTCTTATCTGGAAATCTATCTATAACTTCTCCATCTTCACTATAGAAGTGAAGTTCAAATAAGCTAGGACTTTCATAATCTACTTGATGAATACATTTAATAGGTTCATTGAATATAATGTCACATTTATCATCCATTACTCCAACAAATAGAAAATATTTACCATCAATAGATTTTTTATATAGATTTAAATTACTCATCTCACTAAATCCCTACTAATATAAAATCTTTACTACCATCAATAATCTTATCAAAAGGTAACTCCTCTACATCAAACCATTGAATGCTACTCACACTACTATCTCCATAAGTAGTCTTTCCATCTAACTTAATACATTCGTAACATAAGAGAATTATTTGAATTTGAGTAGATTTACCATTTCCTTTCTTCACTAGAGAATATACTAAAGGAATCATTCTTACGTCTACTACATCATAGCCAGTCTCTTCTTTAACTTCTCTAATTGCGGTATGAGCAGGACATTCACCAAACTCAACTTTCCCTCCTGGTAACTCCCATTTATCTGGTACTCCTTTCCTTTGAGTTAATAGAACTTTACCTTCATGAATTACTAGACCTAATGAGACTATTATTTGTTTTTGCATGATAGAAAATAAAAGCTCCCAATGAAGAGAGCTATAAACAACTTTTACTTATTCTCCAATATACTGATCATAAAATACTACTTCTGCCGTTCGAGAATCTCCCATCATAAATCCTAATACAGGACTATAACAAGTCTCTACTTCATCTCTCTTACTTTGATAATAAAGTATCTCTTGAAATTGGTTTCTATTACTAATCTCATAATAAGATAAATGTTCTTCTCTCTTATCTTCGTTAAATACGAACCATCCAGTCCAATATACGTTACTAACTCTAGCTAAATTCTTATCACTCGGATATAAATGAGTCTTAGGTTTATCGAATCCGCTAGGACGCGGTTCTGCGAATATAATCTCATTCTTAGCAGTTAACTTACCTACTTGAACAAACTCATCTGTACCATAAGCTTTCTTATAAATTGGTTTAGTTGTAGCTAGAATCTTAAGAGCATCAATAGCTTCTTCTATAGCTAAAGGATTATCTTTTAATAACTCAATTGCTCTATTCAGTTGTTCTTGAGAATACGTTAAATAGTTATAATCTGACATTTCTCTTATCTCCTTCATATTTATCTCTCATCATCTTTGACCATCTACCAAAAGAATTCATACGTCTCTTCTGTTGAGCAATGATTCTCTTATCTCTTAACTCATTAATAGCTTTTACTATAGGGTCATTTAGTAATAATCGGAAATACTCTTCTATAGCACCCATAACTATTTACTCTCTATAAACTGATCATAATAAACTGCCATTCCATCTTTATCTACATAACCAGTAACTAGATAATCCTTTGGTTCTAAAAATGTACTTCCACTAAGACTAACTAGCTGAGTCGGTATATTCTTAGGAGTAAATACTTTCTTATCAATGGAAGCAATATAAGTACCAATACATATTGTCTCCATACCTATCACTTCACCTTTATCGTTTTTCCTTTCTCTTCCACCTTTGATTACTCTAGTAGTCTCATAATCAATATAAAACTCAGGATAAAATAACTGAGCCATTCCGTTCCCGATAGACTCATAAGTAGGAACATTAAACTCTAAGAATCCATATTCATCTACTTGACCTACTTGAATGAACTTATCTGTCTTTTGTACTTTCTTGTATACAGGTTGAGGGTTATTCATTTATTTATTACTTACTCAATAACTTTATTTTTATAGAGATACACTTTATCTTCATTATGAAGTTTAGGAGACATAACACCAATTACAAATTCACTCTTACCTTCTCCACTAACTTTAATCTCTTGTAAAAATTCAATTGTTTTAGCTTCTATTTGATAATAATTAGGTGGATAAAACCAGTAATAAGTAGAATAATTAATATACTTCCTTTCTTTCTCTCCTATATAAATATAGAACTCAGGATAAAATAAACCAAACTTATAATTACCTTCTTTCTTTTTCTCTAACTCCATATACATAAGAACTACTGTACCTATCTTCTTATCCCTAATTCCAACAGGTAACATTCTACCTTCAACACTTCTCTTATATATAAACTCACAGTCTTTAGAACAATACCAATCATTAGTCTCATTATTCTTAATTACTGTATAAGATTTCTTAACACCTTCTATATCAAAATCACCATAACTGACTCTACTAAAAGTTTGATTAGATTCTTCTAAAATATTCTTAGCTATAAATAATTCTGCTTGATGGCTAGAATCACCTGAATAAGTAGCAAACGTAATCAACGCATCTTCAACTGTCATATTTTCCATAATTTTAATTTCCTTTTCTTAATTATCTTTATTTTAACACAATCAGATAAAGAGTAGTATAAATTGGGTAGGAGCAGTCTTATCCTTTTTTATTTTGAGTTACTATTTTTTAGTAATTCTCTAATAGGTGAACTGCTATTATTCTATTTATTTTTAGCATTCTCTTAAATTTACTAAAACTATGTTATAATAATTATAGTAAATAAAAGAATACTTAATTATGATTACACAGGTTACAGCTCCAACAACAGCTCTCTATCTCAAAGACTTCATGACTGAACTTCCACATGGGATAGTTAATAAACGTTCTTGTGGAGTTGGCGGTTCATATATAGCAATTACTTCAGAAACTAATTATATTATTGCTTGTCCTACTATCGAATTAATAGTTAATAAACAACATCAACATCCAAATATTATTGGAGTTTATGGAACTATCAGATTTAGTGATTTTAAAGCTCAACTAATAGAGAAGATAGATAATAATGCAGTAGTTAAAATTATGACTACCTATGACTCTCTACCTAAAGTAGTTAAATGGTTAGAACAATTAGAACAAGAGCCTTATACAACTTACAAGCTTTTAGTAGATGAGTATCATAAAATTCTTAGTGACTATTCATATAGGGATAAAGCAATAGATGGATTATTAAAAGAATCACTTAAGTTTTATTATTGTACATTTTTATCGGCAACTCCAATCAATCCTAAGTTCACTCCTTCTATCTTGGTAGACTTTCCTCAATATGAAATTATTTGGTCTGCTACTAGAAAGATTAGATTAGAAAGAGAAAAGACTAATAAGCCGTATTCTGCTGCTGTTAACATTATTAAGAAGTATAAAGCTTCAGGTAATAAGTTAAAGATAGACGGACAAATTAGTGAAGAAGCATATTTCTTTATTAATTCAGTAGAAGGATTAGCTGAGATTATTAAAAATGCTAAATTAAAACCAGAAGAAGTAAAGATTATTTGCGCTAACTCAGAGAGAAATCAATCTGTATTGGATAAGATTAATCCTGAATATGACTTTGAGATAGCTAATGTGCATTATAAGAATAAACCTTTCACTTTCGTTACTTCCAAATCATTCTTAGGAGCAGACTTCTATTCTGATACTGGAATTGTTTATGTAATTAGTAATGTAAATAGAAAAACTACATTGGTAGATATCTCAACTGACTTATATCAAATAGCAGGAAGAATTCGCAATATCAACAATCCTTTCAAAGATAGAATTTATCATATCTATAATACTGGTGCGTATGAAATGTCACCTGAAGAGTTCACTGATTTAGTAGCTGAAAAGATAGAGAATACTAAAGAGAAGATTAATGTATTTAATGAATTAATGAATGATAAGCAAAAGAAAGCTTTACTCAAAATGTTCGAGTTAGATATTGATGGTTATTACTCTTATTACAATCCTGAGACTGGCTTATTAGAATTCAATGAACTTCAGAAACTAAATGAAGAGTTTAATTACTCAATAGTTAATGAGATATATACAAATGGATTAACTTTGAGAGATGCTTATATAAACGCAGGATTTGATTTATCTAGTAAACAAACTTATAACTATATAGTAGATAGCAATAATACTAATCTCTCTTCTCTAACTAAACAGAGTTTTAAAGATGTAATTAAGGAATATGTAGATTGTATTGATGAATGTAATTCGGATAGAGCTAATGAATTAGTAGAGTTAGAACCAGAGATTAAGAATGTAGTAGAAGTTCTAGGTACAAAAAGAATTAGAACCCTAGGCTATAACAAGACTAAGATTCTAAAAGAAGTCTATTCACATTGTAATGAAGTTAAAGATGTAGTAAAAGAAGAAATAACTACTAAGTACCAAGTAAATACTTTCTACTCTTTAGAAGACATTAAAAATAATTTAGCAGAGATTTATAAAAAATATGGAATTACTAAAACTCCAAAAGCTAGTGATATTAAAGAATACGTTATAGTATCCGCTGCTAAGAAACAATCTAAAAACGGTTTCATTATAAAATCAGTTACTTAATTTTACTAATTTTCTACTAGAGTATCGGTTATTATTCTGGTCATTTTTAGTTATTACTCTAAATTTAACTAAAATAATAACCTGATAGCTAGTAGAATTATTTTAGAAATTAGTAATCTTCTTCTGTATTTTCTATATAAATACTAGCTTCACCGGATAAACACATCTTATCTGCGAAGAATGTATAACCCAAATAACTACAATCTTCCATAGCAGAAGGAGCTAATACATTCATTATATTACTATCTGAATCGTCATCATTATTCCACATACGGATAAGACTTTCAGCTAATTTAGACATTACTGGTTCTATTCCAAAATCTAGTGGTTTTAAACAAACTGATTTTCTTATTTTTCCTGATTCTGGTCTTTCATAAATAAAGTTGATAATCTTAGGCTTCTTATAAGTACCATAAAAAGGATCGAAAGAGTTATTTATTTCCATTTTCTCATTTAATTGTTCTATTAATATATTTAGTTGTTCACTAGGAGAAGGCAATTGATTATCTAAGTTCATATATTTTTTAGTGATTATTAAGATTATGTATATATAATTTTTGAAAAAACATATAATTAGAAAAAGGTAAGATTGTTTATGTCCTACCTCTTCAATTACTTATAAATACTCTCCTTTCACAGGTAGCCAGTCATCTAGTAATTCTTGACTTTTTATCTTTTCTACTCTATCTGGATCTAAGACAACTTTATATATTACCTCAGCATTAAGAAAATAATCTCTAATCTCAATTTTTTAATTTAATTTAGCTAATGTAGTAGGAGTATAAAGCCATATATTAGTATCAGACCAAATAGCTAAAAATAAATCTCCTTTCTCATTAGTACAAGAAAATAGACAAGGTACGTCATAATATTCATACACTTGAACAATATCTAATTTACCTAGTTCAGTGGATTGAGGAAGTAAACTCATAATAATAGTAATAAAAATGAATGAAGTACAAAGAGCAAAAGAAATAGCTAATCAATATAAGAACGAGTTAGGTTTTGTTAATCGAGCAGCATTAGAACTATCTCTAAGTAAGAATGAATTAGAAGCTATAGTAGAAGATAATGAAACAATAGGATTTACCCACTTTCATCATAGAAGAGATAAGCAAACTACTATTTACTCTATAGCAGTTAATAAAGAAAGATTAAAAGAAGGTTGGGGTAGACTATTGTTCTATAGAGTTCTTTGTAGTGCTATTGAACATAAGAAAGATTATATAATAGCCAAATGTCCAGAAGATTTGTTATCTAATGGATTTTATAAAAAATTAGGGTTCATACTAGACCGAGTAGAAGAAGGAAAGAAAAGAAAATTAAATGTTTGGAGATACAACATTGTACTTCCTTTACTATTCTATTGTGCAGATGGAGGACGGAATCAATATGGAAAAATAGCTAAAGAAGAAAATTGGAGATTAGGTTTACAGTCTGAATCTACATTAATCAATGGAAGAGTAGAATTTGTAGATAATAAATGGAAAGATTATAATCATGAGAAACATTTATTAGCAGTTAAGAAGTATAAACCATTATTAGCCACCGCAAGAGACATTGAAAGTTTAGATGATTTAGAAGAAATATTATATCAAGCTAAAGAGTTAAGTCATTATTGTGGAAGATTATTAATAATACCAAAAGTTGAATGTGAAATACCTAATGAATATTGGTTAGCGTTTTCGATACCTACTTCACATGGTGGAACTCTATTAGACCCAAGTTTCTTTAAAGATAGATTTGTACATTTATTAGGTGGTTCTCCTAAAGCTCAAGCTAAATATTTCTCTAAATTTAATACTGTAAGTCTAGACGGAAACTATTGTAATAAAATAAGTAAGTATGGAAAAGTTTGTTATCAAGGTAAAGAAGAGTTAATACAAAATGCGACAGGAGAAAGAGGTTGTTATCCTGCGTTTAGAGAAAGTTTAAGGAGACAGAAATTATATTGGCATAAATCTAATTGTGCTATATTATAAGAAATTAATTAAACTAAATTATATGACTAATTGTTTTGTCCGTGGAAATGATAAAGGTACAGTAGATTTTTATAGAGAAATAGATGGAGTAGAAGTTCCTCTTACTAATGAAAAAATATCTAAGTTACCCAATGTATTTATTGGTCAACAGATTGCTTGTGACATCAATTATCCTAAGACTGAGGAAGATGTACATCGGCATAATTATTGGACTAAAAGACTTATCTTAGAAATATTTAAAAATCAGAAAGAAGAATAAATTAATTAGAGGTAAGAGAATCATACACTCCTACCTCTTATCCATCAATATTATAAGTTTAATACTCTTCCATTGCTATCGTAACAAGTATAGTAATATTCAGTGGAATTATTAATATACCAGTTAACTCCTTCCCATGTACTAGCTCCAACTGTTTTATAAGCTTCTCCTACTTTAACTCTTTGACCGTCACTTATTCTATCTCGATAAACTTCACAATAAATTTTGTTATTCATAGTTTTTACTTCTTCTTTCTTAAATTACTGTTTAATACTACTAGCATCTATCTATAAGATCTTTTATACTTTGAGCTAAAATATCTACTCTACTCATTCCACATAAATCAATGTGAGGGTCAGCATGGTCTTTTACTAATCCTATACTTGCCATGTATTTACCGACTGTATTATCTTTAAATCCTCCAGGTAATTTAGAAGTAGCTATTACACATTCGGTAGGAAGTTGACATTTAATAGTTCTAGTTACTCTTTCTCCTTCAGGAAAAATACCAAAAATAAAAGCATAATCAAACCAAGAATTAGTAGTTAGTTCTTCTTCTATTCCATTTTCTATTCCAAGATATAAAGTAGGAATTAAAATTAAATCGTTTTCTTTAGCTAACTCAGCCCTTAGTATTGCACCACTTAATATCTCTTCTTCTCCTATAGGTTGTTCATTAATTTCGGTAGGTGGAACTTTTAGCAACTGCACACTTATATCTAATTGATTAACTGCTTTCTTAGCTGCTTCGTATTTAATATTGCTTGTACCAGATACAACAACTCTCATCTGATTAAAGTGATTTACCGTTGATACTCTCCATAATTGGAAGATAACTACTCAAATTATCTTTAGGTACTACTTCTGTCTCTCCACTAAATTCTCTACCGTTAAACCAGAAATAAGGAATACCTATATTTTCAATAAACTCAATTTCTTTCTTAGTTGAACTTCCAATGTAGTTAGTTTCATCTGTAACTATAACTGCTGCATGAGACTGATAGATTTTATAGAAATGAAGTAAATCTAAATTAACCTTATTATCTTTAGAAGTATTGTCATATAAATCAAATGAATGACCCCAGCTTCCACACATTGTTACAATCCAGTTCTTAACTGTAAGTAGTTTGTTACATCTCATAGCTTGGAAGAAATATTTAGTAGAGCCACAAAGAACTACATTTCCTGAGCCTTGAGTAAAGAATTCGTCGGCTGTGTATTTTATCATATTACCAATTCCAAACTTTTAAATCTTCATTACTAATATGTTGAGTTTCTTCAGCTAAAATTTCAAAGAAGACGTCACCATTATAAGTTGTAGCTTTACTTTTAGGATGTAATCGAGCTAGTAGAAGTAATCCGTTGATTAGTCCAAGTATTATATTCATTTTTCAACTTCTAGTTCTTAGTTATCTTTTCTACTTCTTTCATAAACTCATCAATAATATCAGAGTAGTTTCCATAGTTACCTCTCTTAACAAAAGATAAAGCATTACAAGTTCCTTTTATAAGTGGGTAAGCTATAGGATTAGTAGATTTAATTTCTATATCTAATTTGTAACCTAAATACTCAATGATTAGTCTTTTTATCTTCTCTTCTTCTTTCTTAGTTTGGAGATAAGAGTAATAATCAATGAAAGATTCAAATGAGGTACTAGGATTTACTTTATCTTTATATTCGTCATAGACTCTCTTAAGTTTTACTGATAGAATAGTACCGGAATATTCATCTTCTTCTATTAACTCCATTTCACTAGCTACTTTATCTAACTCAGATATAAAGTTCTTAACTAATTCTACGTCTTTATCCATTGGAGTATTTTTATCTTCTATTGAATTATTTTGTTGCATAAATAAGGGAATTTCCTTTTCTTTTTTAAATTTTTGTTGATAGTTTACCTCTCTTTTAAAGCTACTAATTATATTAGTCAAATCAGTTTTATATATACCTTGTGGAAGATAAGAAAGTTCATTACATTTAGTTTTATAGAGAGTAGTTTTACCTGTGTCATAATCTGTAACTTCTTCAATTTCTAGAACGTAACCCTCATGTTCAATTTTCATACTAATTTCTCTCTCTTAAATAGTTATCAATATAATCTTCAAATTTAGCTTGTAACTCTTGGATATATTTACCAGTTAGAATATAAGGTTCTTTAGTTAGAATATTAAAGTAGTCTTTTCCATGAATCCAAGTTGTATACCAAGAACCAAGTACACTATCCCAACCTACTCGTGCAGTAAAAGACTTGTAACTAAAATATATTTCACTTTGTAATTCTTCTCTTTCTTTTTCTTTTATATGAAATTCTACATTTTTCTTAAAGCTATCAATTACATAATCGTATCCTCCCCAAGTGCTAATCTTAAAACCAATATTTTTACATTCAGCAGTAATAAGAGTGTCTTTATCTGCTCTTAGCTCTTCAATTTCTAAGATATAGTTTTTATATTTTAGTTTCATATTTATCCCTCAACTAATCTATACCAATACTCAATATCTGGATGTTCAACTCTATTATTTAATTCATTAGCTTTTTCTTTAGCATCTTTCTCATGTAAGAAATCAAAGTAAGTATTAGTTTTCTTATCTCGATAATCAATAGATGCGTTATTTACTGTGCCAATTAGGTTAACTCTATAAATTCTATATTTCATAATTTTCTCTAAACGAGTTCTGCGAGTTAAAGTAGTGAAAGTAATGAAGTAACTACCCAATAATAAAAAGATACATTAAGAATCAGACTAACTAAAGCTACAAATATTGCAAACCATTCTAATGGAGTCAATGATTTAATAAATTTGATCATTTTACTCATATTAGTACACTGCATAAGTTTTGAACATCATTGCATGATTCGACATATCTCGATAGTGCCAATTGTTTATATCGTTAATATCTAAATCTCTAGAAGTGAACCAATTACGAACTTTAATTTCTGATTCTTCTTCTGTATCTCCTAAGAAAGCTTGAAGAACTATAAGAGGTTCGTCTAGCCATACACTTTTTAATCTATGGTCTAATGTAACTTTATCTACATCAAATTGAGCTGGTAGAGTTATGTAACCTAAGACATTATCTATATAATACGTTTTAATCATAGTAAATAGCGCTATAATTCCACCAACTATTCTTTTTTGTGTAACCTATAGTATAATCCCACCCCCAATCTTCTAATAGCAAGACTTCTTCAGGTGTTAGTTTATTATCTATATGATTCATTTCTACACTAAGATTTTGGTCATAACCTATTCTTGCTTTACTATCTGGGTAAACTCTAAGTAATAAAAGTAATCCATTAAGTAAATATTGACTTGCTTTGTCTCTAATTTCCATATATTTTAGGTAATCCAGTTATCTCTATCACTACTCTCACTCCATCTATATTATTAGGAATATTATGATCCTCAATCGGTTCTGATATATGAACGATTAAGAAATATCCATCTTTATCATAAGCTAATCCAATACCAGTAAGAAGGTCTTTAACTGTAGGAAGTAAAGATTGTTTAGCTTTTCTAGCTTGTTGTAGTGTAATCAATTTTTATTCACAGCTTGATACTTCTTTAGTTATTTCAATAATTGCCCAGTCAGGAATTGGTTCTAAACCTTCTTCTTTGTTATAGTAGTCTCTGCCGTGTTCTATAAATCTATCTATAAAACTTTTATGTACTGCTAAATAAGTTGTCCAATAATAGCAACTCTGTTCAGTAGTAAATATAAAGTCTTGGTCTAATAAAAATCTACGGTACTCCTTATTAGCTGCTTTAATAGCTTCAATATTCTTCTCAATACCATCTTTTAATTCTTTCTTTTGTGTTTCATTCAAAATTAATACACATATGCCCAATACTTTTTACCTGTTATCACATCTTTATATACTTCCCATTTCAATATAGCTAGTTGTGTTTCATCTTCTTCTCCTATATCTCTATCGGCTGACCCAAATATAAAAGTTCCATAAGAAGTAGTTAAATCATGTCTTGCGTCTGGCTGATGTTTTAGAATGAGCAACATTCCGTTAATTAACTCTTCAGTATACTCACTATTAACTGCGATTGGTAGATTAATCATTTAAATTACCTCATCTATAATTCTCATTTCTAGAGCTTCTTCTGCATCTAAATATTTATCTACTACTAACCATTCTTTAGTGATTTCTGAACTCCGATTATTATAAATCTCTACAATCTTAGTCATTAATTTATCAGAACATTTATGAGCGGCCGTACCATTACTAAATCGGTGGTCGGAATAATGACTTAACTCATGAAATCCTAATATTGCGTTTCTATACATCACTACTTTATGCCTAGTAGTAAATAAACAGAATGTAGCAGCAGAACCTACAAAAGCAGAAATATAGATCGTTACTTCTAATCTAGTAGAATTTAAAATATCGTACAACTTGAGTCCTTCAAATACGTCTCCACCACCAGAACTTAAATAGAAGTTGAGAGTTGTATTATTCTTATCTTTCTCTAACTTATGAATTTCTTTTAATACATCATTGATAGACTCCGGTGTAATCTCACCTATAAAGTATAAGTTATTATTTATTCTTTCTACTTTATTTATGCTCATTTTTATCTTTACCTTTTAGTGCTTCTTTTATCTTAGAAAATAAGGGATGTTCAGGTTTTTCTTTCTTATCTTTATCTTGTGTCATATCTCCAATCTCTAAGGAGGTCTACCGACTAAAAAAAGTAGCTAGCTATTAACTAACTACTCTAATGAATTGCTCTTTAACGTATCTTTATACTCAGCTATAATGACTAAAATTACTAAGGAACTTCCCTAATCTACTCATCTTCCTCCCTTCAGATTTCATAACTAAATCATCTAATGGAGTAACAGTATTCTTAATTGCGTTACCTGTAGCTTTTGCACCTTGTTTAGTTCTATAAGCAGTTTCTTTTGGATTTTTGATTAGTAACACTCCTATTCGCTTCTTAGCTTTATCTAGAAAAGAACGTCTTGGTAATTCAATGTTACCTTTATTCTTAATAGTCTTAGCTACTTTGTCGTATTCTTTAATGTTGGTAAGAGTATTCTTAGGTATTTTAGCTACTTGTTTTGGAGCTTCTACCACTTGTTTCTTTGCTACTGTAAGAGCTGATTGTAAAAATTGTCTACGATTCATTATTTCTTTTTCTCATTATCTTTGTCTTCTTGTTCTTTTATAGTTTTGTCTAATGTTTCTTTAACTTTTTCTTTTCGTTTATCTGAATCTTCTGACATAATGCACACCCTGAGATATTTATGTCTTAATTTTAACTTAGACTTCTACTATTAATTGGTATTGAAATTTATCATTGTCACCTTCTATCCCGGAATTATTTGGGTAAGTAATACAAGTGTTGGGAGTTTTCGGATATCCTCTAGGATTAGATATTGCCCTACATCTATCAGAGAATTGGTGATCTATACTATCATGTGAATGTCCAAATACTGATAAATCAAACTTACTCAAGTATTTTCCTATATCGTTTAAGTAGAAGCAATTCATTTCGTTACCTACATATTTAGGTGAAATAAATCTACTGTGAGGAACATGATGAGTAATTAATACTTTCTTCGATTCATTATCTTCTATACTTTTTATAAATTTAATAGCTTCTCTAGACCATTTATCTGGGGCAAAGTCTTTTATACATCGGTAATCATTGAGATGGTATTTTAGTAATTGAGTATCTACATTTTCTTCAAACCAAAGAGTTGTTCCGTAGAATGTAATATTATCTATAGTTATCTGGTCGTTTTCTAAGGTATGTACATTACGGTAGTTGGTTAATAACAGTAAAATCTGACACTGTACTTCTTTAAAAGAACAACCATAATACTCGTGATTGCCTAATACGTAAATAATATTCTCATATCTATCTTGTACAATATCTAGAAACGTATATAGATTACTTACACAAGTTTTATTAAGCGCACAAATATCTCCTGCTAAAATAAGTGTTTGTGCTGGAGAATTAGATATCTTATATGCTAGTTCTTCTACTTGTACAGGAATAAGAAACTCTAAATGTAAATCTGATACTAATTGTATTTTCATCGTTAGCCCATTAATATATAATAATTTTCATCTATGTATCTTTTAATGTGTGGCTCTACTTTTAATGTACGAGACGCAGTAGTTAAACTATTAGCTATTCTTTCCGCATTATCTTTATTTAGAAAGATAGCTATTTTATTAGTGCAATCGTCTCGTACAATGTCTCTATCTATTGATTCCTCTTCTAGATAATCTTCATACCAAATAACGTAATAACTCATGTTTCGTCTATATCTACATAATCTTTATCAAAATCTAAAATCTTATAAGGAATTACTTGTACTAAATAATAATCTCCTATTATTTCACAAGCTTTTCTTTCTGCTGTTGTTTTTCTTGTATAAAGTTGAATTTTATTATTTACATTATAAAGACGAGTACCAGAACAATTTGTACATTGAATTGCGTAATAAGTAGATATCGACATAATAATTAATCTCCAATATTATTTTCTATCTTTGGTTTGTTAGGTGTAATGTAATTACTTGTAGTATTTAACTCTACCGGACTTATAATTATAGCTACTATAACCGCAAATATAAGTATCATCCAAGAAAAAGGCGCTTTCTTAGACTCTACTTTCTTCTTGCTATCTTCTTTATCTTTAGAATTAACTTCTTTAACTTGTATGGTATATGTCTTATTTTTCATAATTATTCAGTAAATAGTAATAATTTATCAACTAATCTGTCTTCTAATATATTTTCTAACCTATACCAGTAATTAATTTCTTCTTTAGAAAATTCTTATCGTAGTTTAATTCAATATAATACTTAAGAAAATTCCAATGTTTGATTGTAGTAGATACTAAATTACTAGCATCTATTTTATTCTCGATAAGATTGCAACCTATCGTATAGCTCTTGTTCTTTGCTCATAATTACTCCACAAATAAACTTAACTTTTCTATCAATTCATTAGAAAGTGATTGATCTAAGTTGTCATAATCTTCTCCCCAATTTTCTTTATTAATACGATTCATATAAAAGAATTCAATAGTTCCACTACTAAATAGTTCACATTCTAAATAATGCTCATCTTTATCCCAAGCGAACATTATATGAAAATCTCCTTCATTACTTTCACTAGGACAACAATCGGGAATCTCTAAGACTTCACCTTTTTGAGCTAATTTATGTATTAATAGTGTAATTAAATCTTCCGCTAACCATATAACGGATTCATCTCCATTAATTCTTTTAGCCTCATCTTTTAGAGAGTTGAGATAACTGTTCATTCGTCTTCTTCGATTTAGTTGATATTCAGTAACCACTATTTAATCCTCAGTAAATTTAGATAATAGTTTAAATATACCTTCTGGAAAATCATTGTTCTCTGGGTGATAGTCTTCTCCTAACTCTTCTTTAGTAATCTTATTTCTATATTGAAATTCAAAAGAACCATCTACTAATAGGTCACAGCATAACCATTCTGTCTTATTTTTCCAATAGAAAGAGATTATAATTCCTAGATCATCTGTAGGAAAACGTGGATCAAAAATAATATTAGGTATTAGTAGTTTTTTACTAACTCTAGCTTTAAATAAATTCCAATGTTCTAGAGCTTTATCTATTATTAGATCTGTATTTATTAACTTAATACATTCTGCTCTTAGATCGTTTAAGCATTCCATCAATTCTGCTTCTGTATTAATCTCAAATTCAGGACATGAAAAACTATAAGTCATGATATTTCTCTCATAAATAAATAAGAATCCCCACAATAGAGATTCTTTAATAGTATAGCTAATTAATTGAAAGTTAATTATTTTGAGTTTGATTGCAGATAAACCCTCTTATCTTATCTAGCTTAATTACTCCTGTTAAATATAGATGTTCAGCTATTTCAGCAAATTCACTAGCAGTACAAAATAACTCTTGATGTCGTTCATTAGTTAGAGTTAAATGAGAGTCATCTTTTATTGTTTCTCCTTCTACTACTTTTACTGTTAAGCAATTAGCAATTGTACAACAAGAAGTTACTAATTCCTGTCCGTTTACGTTTTTCTTAGTTATTGTCATTTTTATCTACGTCCCAATTAACTTTTAAAGCTATTCCATTAGTCTTGAAATAAATGTAAAGATCAATAAATTCGTCACTCTTACAGATAAAAGTGTCTCCATCTTGATTAGTAAATTTATAGGAATCATATTTATCACTATCTTTACCTTTACAAATCTCTATTCTTAAGAAGGAAGTATTATCTACCTTTGAAGTGATAACCTCTTTACTTATAGAATCTTCTCCTTCTGTTGAATCAATCCATTCTGATGTTATTGTCATGTTTTTATACTATTATATAGGTACTTCATATTATATATTAAAATGTCAAAGAAAAAGAATGAACAGTTAAGCAAAATAGATCAAGAGATAGAGTTTCTACTTAATCAACAGAAATATCTTAATGCTTCTAATTCTCTATATGATTTCCTTAAAGTTGGGTTTGAACACGTTGAATCTACTCCATTTAGAGATAGTAGATTAGCTCAAGCGTTAAGCGAACATTTAGAAGCTGTAATGGCAGGACAGATTAAACGACTCATTATCAATATTAGTCCTCGTACAATGAAAACTCTGTTAACTGGGGTTTATTTTCCTGCTTATTGGTGGTTGAAGAAACCTCATCTTAAGTTTATTTATTGTAGTTATAGCTTTGATATTGCTAAGGAATGTTCTGAGCAATTTAGAAAGCTAGTTAATGATGATTATTACTCTCTAGTTCAAAATACTATGGAAGATCTAGTAGATAATCCTATAGAACTAATAAAAGATACTGAGAAAGTAATTTATAATAATTATCAAGGTAAGAGATATACTATTGGGATTGGCGGTTCTATTACTGGTAAAGGAGCTGACGTAATCATTCTAGATGACCCATTAAAAGCTAGTGAGGCAGATTCTAAAAAAGTGGTTCTTAAGACTAATAAATTTGTAGGAGGAACACTTATTTCTCGTTTTAATCCTTCTAGTGAAGAGAAAGCACTTATTGTTATTCAGCAACGATTAAGAGAGAATGATACTTCTGGTTATTTAATAGAAGAGATAGGCGGATTTGATAGATTAGTTTTACCTTTGCTTTATACTGGTGTTTCTCCTAGTTCTACTAAATTGGGTTTTAAAGATTGGAGGAAAAAAGTAGGAGAGATATTAGTTCCTGAACTTCTTGATATAGAGACTATTAAGAAGATGGAGATTGAGTTTACTCCTTTCGAGTTTGAACGTCAGTGTCAGCAAAATGTGAAGGGTACTGCTGGTAACGTTATCTCTAATAAATACTTCAAAGAATTTCAGAATGCTCCACCTTATGAGCAATATATTCTCGCTGGTGACTTAGCACAATCAGTAAATGACCAAGCTTGCTATACAGGATTAGTGATTTTTGGTATATATCAAAATAAGTATTATGTAGTAGATGTAGTAGAAAAGAAATTAGGTTTTGATGATTTAATTATTGAAGTAAAAAACCTACTAAATAAATATCCTTGTGCTTATAAAATTATAGAAAATAAAAGTGTCGGCCCTGCTTTAGTTTCTGCATTATCTCAGCAAATCCCTGGTTTTATTGCATTAGAACCTAGAGAATATGGGACAGATAAAGAAAGTCGATTAAAAGCTACTATTCCTGCATTTATGTCAGGTAAGATATATTTTCCTACTAAAGAAACTTGTGAGAAGATAGTTACTCTAAAAGACCAATTAGTAACTTTTCCATTATGTAGGAATGATGATGTAATGGATGCTTTCTGCTATGGAGTTTTATGGTTAGAGAGAAATAGTAGAGTAGTAAGTAGCTCAGAAATACTTCAAGTTCCATCTGAATATATAAAACAAAGAAGGAACATCTTTATTGATACTCCTTCTCCTAATATATTTGGTTCTACTAATACTTCTACTAGATTTAGATTTTGATTAATCTACTTCTTCTCAGGTTCTAAGAATGTATGACCTCTTTTAGCAAATCTCTTTCTAATAGTATCGTTTAATGCAAGCTTAGGTCGAAAATAACCTTTTACATTTAAGAAACTATTATTACCAATATCTCTACGTCTTGTATCAGGTAAAGTCTTAAGCTTAATAACTCCTAGAGGAGTCGTTACTTCATTACCTTCTTCTAGATATTGAATGATAGATTCAAAAATAGAATCAAATACTTTAGATAATAGAACTTGTGATAGAACAGCTTCAGAGCTTTGTTTTACTTTAGATTGAATGCGAAGTATAAGATCTTTCTTCGCTACTTTAGGAAATGTCATGTATGTTATATTGAAACAGTATTGCTTCATTATAATGTACACTTCTATTTATGGCAACAGTATTGAAAAAGAAAAAATCTAAGAGTTCTCTAGATATTAATTATGTAGATAAATTCGTTAATAGCGTAGAGAATAAATTATATAACTTTAATCTAATGTTTTTAACTCCTTATAAGAAAGAGTTAGATAATGGAGATTCTAGTGTACTAAACAAAATCTCTAAGAACTTTAATTTACCAACTTTAATAATTAAAAATGCTCTAGATGAATTATGGAATCATCATTGGATATTAGGTCAGCAAGACATATTGAGTAACGAGAAAAATAAGAGAAGTAATTATTCTATATCATCTAATGAGCTAATCACATTTGCTATCGACCCAAATCAAAAGATTGTAGATTCTACAGTAGAAAAGCGAATATTGAAAGAACAATCTATAAGAGTTGCTGCATTACAAAAAGAATTAAATAGAAAGAATCTTAGTCAACCTGATAAAAATACTATAAAAGCTAACTTAGACTTAATTAGTAATGAACTTCAACAATTCTTAGGTAGTTTAGGTAGTAGGAATATCACTCAAGATAAAAAGAATAAACAATTCGCTTCTATAGATGTTAGAGTTCGTGATTTACAAGAAACTATAAGAACTATGGAGCTTAAGTTAAATGAATCTAATGCTCCTAATCCAAATGCTAATGGAATTGATATATTAAACTCTACTGAATTTGGTACTATCTATCAGAATAAGCGAACTCTACTGTTAGCCCAGAACTACTCTGAAGATTATAAGAAAAATGTAATTAAAAAGATTCGAGATTATTTCTCTAACAATGAAGGAGTAAAACCAAATAATAGAGAGCAGAAATTATTTAATGCTTTAACTACTAGACAGGAGAAGGAGAATCAAGAGTATTATCAGAAGTTATTGAAAGACCCTGATTTAAAAGGAGAGGATAGAACTGCTTTAACTGCTATTGAAGATTTTATAGATGTAATTAGAGATACTAAGATAGTTGATGGTAAAAAAATACAAAGACCTCTCAATGATAAACAAATTCAAACATTTGCTACGGGAATAAGCGGTTATGGAAATGATGCTAAAGTTACTCCTCTTATAACTAGATTAAGAAAACAAACTGAGAATAGTGATTTATACAAAGATTTAGCTGACCAATTAATAAAATCAGTTGAGCCGTATCAAGCAAATAAAAAAGTAGCGAGATATCAAGAAAATGTACCTAAAGTAAAAAATGTAGAAGATATTAGAAATCTACTAAAAACTATAAAAGAAAGAGAAGTTAAGAATACTTTGATAGATGGGCAATATAAAGAAGGTGCATGGGATAGTAAAGCATTTAATGAACAAACTAAAAAATATGGAAAGTATAAACCAATTGAGTCTATAGAAAACGCTGCTAGTAATATCTTTGGTATTAGAAGAATCAAAAGAATAGCTGAAACAGAAATATCTCTAGCATATAACTTAGGTCGATTAAAAAAACTAGAAGAACTTGGATATAAAAAAGTTAGAGTAACTAATGAAGCTGAGAATAGAGAAAATAGAGACAGTGTGTTATCTCTAGGAGAACTTCAAAAGGTAAAAGAATCTTATAGGATAAATAAAGCATATAGACTACCTAATAGTAAGAGTTATATGCCAATTCTTTGTGACTATTGTTTAGGTAAGAATAACACTACTTTCGATATTAAATTAGATAAAGTATATGAAAATCCTGTAAACACTTCATTTAATAGATATTCTCCATTTCCACCTTTTCATGTATCGTGTTGGTGTTATTTTGTAGGGGTAGATGAAGGTAAGAAAGAACCTAGCTTATTAAGTGAAGTAGCAGAAACTATAAAGAATACTGTAGTTGCCGATAGTTTATCTAAAGAAAATACTAGCAAAACTACTTTCTATGATGACCCGTTTATTAAGAAGTTAGTTATAGCAGGAGTAGGTTTATTAGGTGTAGGTACAGCATATTACGCATATCACAAATTAATTAAGAATAAAGTTCAGCTACCATTATCGTTACCTAAGACAAATACTAAGAAGATTAATTTACTATCTACTACTAAAGTCGCAAATGAATTAGCAGAAGAGAATCAACAAGCTGCACTTAAAAGTTTTGTAGATAATTTAGATGATACAGCAATGATAGAAGTTGCTCAAAATGCTTCTAAGCTACCATTATCTCCTGTAGTAAAAACTGCTTCTACAGATTTAATTAGTAGTGTAGATCTCTTACTATCTACTAAAGCATTTATATTATCTAATACTACTGAAGCTACTTTAAACAATCTTATATCAGATAATCCTGAATATTTATCTGTTCTCAATAATCTATTAAATTCTAAAAGATCTTATGAAGATATTAGAAATCAGATATTAAGTGGTAAAGCTAAAACTAATCTAGATGACATTTATATAGAATATTTAGAATCTAAACAAAATTATGAATCTCAGCTTAGACAATATTTACAAGTAACTAAAGATAAAAAATCTAGTATTGCTGATTTAAATGCACAACTAAATCTTAGTGCTAAAGAAACTCTATTAGCTAATCGTCAAAATCTTCCTGAAGGTACAAGTTTAGAAGCTGCATTAGAAAATTTAAAAAGTCGTCAAGCTATAGAAAGTAGCAAAACTCAATTAAAAAATATAGAAAGAAATCTAAATAAAGAACTTAGTAGCTTAGAAAATCTTCAGTCTAAAGAAAGTAAGTTAGTTGATTCTCGTTTAGAAGGAAGAGATACTAGAACTAGAGCTGAACAACTTAAGAACTTCGATAGTAAAATACCTTCTGTAAATAAGAGTAGTAAGAACTTAGATTCTGTAGTTAGCAATATCAACAAGATTAAGCAAGACTTAAATGATACTCGTCTCAATATTGATACTATAAGGAGTATTAGTAAGAGACGTTTAGATAGTTCATCTATTACTGATAGAGCTTTATTACTCGATACTCAAAAAACTTATATGAGACAAATACTATCAGAAAAAGAGAAAGTAGTAAGTCAACTTAAATTACTTAACAGCACTGAAAATCTAGAAAACTTCTCTAAACTATATAGATCTGAAATAGCAAATAAAGTTAAGACTAATTATAAATATAGTCAAAATGTATGGAGTAATGCTGATATAACTAGATTAGACTCTACTTATAAAGATGTTAGCAATGTTCTTACTATTAAAAAGTCCTATGAATCATATCTTTTAGAGCTAGATGAGATGTTAGATAAAATGAATAACTTTGAAAGAACTATAGACTCTAACATTCAATTTTCTTTTAGTGATATAGAGAAAAAGAAATACTCAAGATCTATAGAATTAAATAAGCTGAATTCAATATCTAATAGAAGTAAGTGCTTACTTAAGAGATAACCGATATTTAATAATTAAATCTACTATTAATTTTGTTTGTAATTTAAGATAATTGAGATAAGTATTAGTTTCTAAAGCTTTT